TTCTTGTTCAGAAGTTTCTACAACCTCATCTTCTACAAATGTTTCTTGTTCAGAAGTTTCTGGAGAATCAGTAACGGCAAGTAGTTCTTGTTCAGAAGTCTCTGAAACTTCATCTTCTACAAATGTTTCTTGTTCAGAAGTTTCTACAACCTCATCTTCTACAAATGTTTCTTGTTCAGAAGTTTCTGGAGAATCAGTAACGGCAAGTAGTTCTTGTTCAGAAGTTTCTACAACCTCATCTTCTACAAATGTTTCTTGTTCTGAAGTCTCTAAAGTTTCTTGAACCAATTCTTGCGTATAATCTTGAGATTCTTGTGTTTCTAAAACACTATCAATCTCCGCATCCTTTGCGGTAATAACCTCTGTAATCTCCGCACTCTCTTGGACTGTTGTTTCTACAATATCAGTTTCAGAAGTTAAAATTGTATCTCTAAATTCTTCAAATTCTTGAGCAAGTAAAACTTGCAAATCACCAAGAGCTTCCTGATATGCCTCTGAAAAATTTTCTTGAATGAGTGTAGACAGTTCTTCTTTTACACTTTCAAAATCTACATCACCAGCATTTAATTGGTTTATAATACTTTGAAATACAGTTGTATCAGAATCTGTTAATGTAGGAGATGTCGTATCAATCTTTTCAAGATCATCATTGGTCGAGGAAGTTGACCTATCTGAGTCAAAGTTCGCAACCTCTGGATCGTTTAATTCGACAATATAATCTATTGTTGTGCCATCTGCAACAATACTGTATGTGTTGGATTGATTTAGGGTTGGATTTTCTAAAGATAATTGTACTACATCGTTATTAGATATTGTTGTACTTGTACCTTGACTAGTGCCATTGACAAGAATATCTCCAGCAGAAAATGACAGTGTTATAGAAGATGCAAGACCAGAAACAAATACTATGTTTGATAATACGGTAATATCCCAAGAAGTTGTTGTTGCATTATAAGTGTATGTAAGTCCATTTTGTTCAACAACTTGGCCATCAGATGGGCCATTGATTCCAACTGGAGAATCAATTCCAACCTTGACTTTTATTACATCGTTAAATAAAAATATATTTTCTACAGACATTTTTCTTTGGTATAAAAAAAGGGGAGACTTTATGTCTCCCCTATATTTATGATAATTTTATCAATCTTTAGAAATTATGAACCAAAGTTTACATAATTCCCGTTCCAAGAAGAACCAACATTCTTAGTGAATGCGAATGTTCCTGCAGCAAGCGTTCCTACAGTAGAACCACTACTTCTGACAGTAATGGAACCGGCACTAGAAGAAACCTCAGTTACTGTGAGTGTAACTGTATCACCCTCTGTTGTAGTTACCGAAGAAGTAGCACCTACTAAAATATCAGAAGAGATACTAGTGACAGTCGCACCAGAAATTGTGGATGTACCGACATTAATTACTGCATCATCGGCAGTAACTAAATTACCTGAGCGTTCACCATCATCGAATGTATAGTCTACTCCTCCAAGAGTTTCAATAGCACCGTTAACAGCACCTGTTGGGAAGTTATCTGAAATTCCTCTTACATCTCTTGGTGTATAGTCACTATATGATGGTCTGATTGGGCCACCTCTTGTTAAGATGAAGATTCTCATACCATTACCAAATGGTTTAGTAGACATCATACCCACATAAGTTCTATGTGTTGAGTTTTCTGTTGTGTCAAATGCATCAGTTGTTCCATCTGACTGTTTCACATTGTGCCAGAAATACTCTCTTCTGAAGTTGAGTGGATCAGTATTAGAAGATGTAGATGCAGTACCACCTTGTGGACTTAATGTACTAACATGTTGTCCGTCAAGGTCATATTTAGTTGCAGATGTCTTAATGATACCACCTTGAGTAGAACTATCCGCACCAGCGATACAGATCAAGTCTGCTTCTGCGTCACTATAGATAAATCTTTGTGATGCAAGTGGTGTTGGGAAGTTAAAGATAACAGTTTTATCCTGTGTAATCGATAACTGTTCAACAGGGTTAATACATGCAGGACTGTCAACCTGTGGTGTAACAGCAGAGACATGATAATCCCATGGTTTAAACACATCGTTTTCACGAACAATAAATCTGTAGATACCTTTTGCAACTTTATGAATATCGTTCCAGATTGCAGGAATATCTCTGTCTTCTGGAAGTTTAATCAAGTAAGTTGATCTACCAGTATCTCTTTCTTCCACATCATTATAGTTTTCATATGAAATCTTAACAACTGTGGCAAACTCTAGAGGTTCGTTAAATTTAACTTTGTCCGTAGTTAATGAATATGCATACATTGGTTTTTGAACACCAAAGTATTCTGTAGAACCACCAGTCGTACCAAATTCAATATTACCAGAAGAATCGAATTGATAATTCTGTCCTTGAACCGCAGCATCTGCCTCTTGTCCATCAACAAACACTTTAAGTCTGTTAACCTCAAAGAGTGGGTTAGATGCAGTACCATATCTACCAAAGAAGTTGGTATACTCATTGTTAAATCCAGCACCTTCCCATGCATATTCATAGATGAATTGGTCATTTTCTGGGAAGGAGTCGATTATAGAAAGAACTCTAAATCCAAATCCTGCAGTTTGTGCAGTTGCGGTTGTAAGTTCATCTCCAACCTTTACATCACCAGTAGAACCAGTTCCATCTAATACAATGAAGTCTTGTCCAATACCACCAGTCGCAGCCGTTTGGACAGCAGCACCAGCAGAATCAAGTGCAAGTTTGTGTCCAACTGCATTTCCACCAAATGAAGAACCAGTAACAGGAACTAATGTTAAGTCAGTAATACCACCCAATGCACCAGCAAATTGTCCTTGAGTACCAAGAAGAGGATTCGAACCTGTCCCAGTTGTTGCACCAATATCTAAGTTGTCAACGAAAAGAATTCTGCGTCTTCTCTTTGCAACAAGATTCTTAGCAGCAACAGATGTTGGTGTAAAGATTGCAACCGTTGAACTGATTGGAAGTTCTCTTGCCTGTCCGTTTGCATCAGTCGCAGGCGCAACTTCAGTTTTACTTACAAACTGGAAGTCAGTTTCATAATCCAAGAAGGTGTCAACACCATCAGAACTTCTGTGACGAACTCTGTATGTACGCAAACCTAACTGAGCAGGGCCTTGCATTTGTGTTCTTGCAACGGAATAGTTTTTCAAACCTTTACCATCTTGGTCATTAATTAATGTCCAAGAAGATGGGGCCCCATTAGTGTCTACGACATCATATCTCGAGCCGGAACCAGTACCATTTTCAAAACCAGTAATATAGTCACCTACTGGTACAAATGAACTACCATATGCAGCACCAAAGTTTAATGCAAATGCATCTCTATCAAAAGGCGGCAAACTCAGATTACTTTGAATAACTGCAAGTTCTGCAGTACCCAATCCACGATCAGTCGGGCCAGCCTGGAGGTTCGCAGCAGTAATCTCTGGGAATTTATAGTAGTCGTTAACAACTGTAAATCCAGTTGCGGAATCTGTTCCTAACGCACCATGGTCGGCAAGTGGAACGTTTGCAGTAGAAGAAGTGTTCAGATATGAAAGTCCTCTACCGTATGCTTCTGGGATCAATGCAACAGGTCTTGAGTCAGTAGGAATTGTTACATTCACTGGAAGTCCCGGCTTCAGTTTTCTACCGTTTACATCAAAGATTTCCAATTCATCCAATGACTTAGATGTGACTGTTGTTGCACCAGTAGTTGTATTCAACTCTTCACTAACCTCTGCAAAGAAACCGATATTAAAATCTGATGTTTCTTCTGGTCTAGAAGATGGAGAATACAAGCAGTGAACTGGAGACTTACCATCTTCGAATTCAATTTTACCAGAAATGTTGTTAACATGTCTTTGAATAACAAACCATGCATAATCGTCATCTTGGTCAACGGAGGCCTGATCGAATACGAAAAGTCCAGTACCGTGGTCAGTACAAGTCAAACGGAATGCGATTGGATATGTTGGTTCTGTATCATCTGTAGTTTTACCTTGTCTGCGGAAGAATCCAGATTTCGCCTTGTTACTATCGTTTGAGAAGTTATAGTAAATTTCACTAAGTTCTCCAGGCTGTCTGTAAACTGCCTGTTTGATACCGTCACGACCTTGTCCTTTTGAAAGGTCTCCGTTATCTTTAATTTGCAATGCAGTAGCAACATTTACATAAAGATATTCATCTCTAGTGTCATAGAAGAAACGCATTCTCCACTTCTGTGGTTTACGAGCATCTTTAACTGGCTGAGTCAATGAAACTGAAGTTGGAATCGCATCTGTAGCACTATTAATTTCTTTCTTGGATGAAAGTAAGTCTGTACCTTTTTCCGATTCAACAACAAACATATCACCAATTCTTTTAATTGCAGCCATTACATTTCTGTGATTTTGTTGTCCATCATTTCCAATTGGAATTGGTGTGTTACTATCTGTATCCACAAATGGATAAATTATGTTGTAGGGTTGTGCTTCAAAATCAGATACAGGAATTGCGAGTCTCCATTTTCCTGTTGCATATGATTTATCTCCTGCAACCATACCAGTAATTGGTTCACCGTCTGTTGCATCTTCATATGAAAATGGATTACTTTCTTCATTATTCGTACTTGTCATTTCAAGAGTTGCGACATATGGATTTAATGTATGTCCATCACCTGTAACTCTAAGAATTGCAACACCCGAACCATTTACTTCGACAATTCTTTTTCCATCGTCTGCAGCGGTAAAACCACTTTCGTCAGTAACACCGAACCGTACACCAGCATCGTCATAAAGTTCTACAGATGCGCCATCTACTGCACCGCCCTTAATTACAATGGACGCTGATCTTTGTGGAACACTAGAAAACGCAGAACTATAGTAGTTACCATATGGGTGTAAACATAAATCTTTTGCAAGAGTTCTTAAGAAGCCATCACTTGCAGAAGGATCTTTGTCAGTATCAATAAAGTACTCTAAAAGAACTGTATCACCAACTTGGAAAGATTCACTTCTCCAAGTTACTGTTCCGTAATCGAATGCAAGTTGGGTTGATGTTGTTACTGCTTCTACAGTGATTACCAAATCACTTCCACCATCATTTCCAAGTTCGCTGTTTGGAATAGTGATTGTGTCAGCAATTACATAAGTTTCACCGAACTCCAATGGAACGACTTTTGTTACTGTGCCACCAGCATCAACATATACTTGGAATTTTGCACCACTACCAGCAACAGAATCTGTAGTTGTTGTTGCAACATAATAGACGCCTGGCCTATGTCCTGTTTGTCCACTAGTGATGTTTACGGAAGTAAGTGCGCCAATACCTTCAAAGAACGAAACATAAAACTGTCCTTCATCTGGACTTTCATCAATTTTTGCACTTAAAGTTTGTGCAGCAGCTGCATCGTAATTGTTACCAGAAGAAACAATATCAACCGAAACAATTCTACCAGAATTATCAGAAGTTGCAGTTACAACTGCAGGAGTTAATGTTCCACTTGTTGGTTCACCACCTCTAATATTTACATTAAAAGTTGTATTTGGTGCATAACCAAAACCACCATCAAGAACATTGATAGATTGAATTGCACCGTTTGCATCTAATTGAATTGAACCAAGAACAGAAGGAAGATTTCCGTTTCTATATGTTTGTTTTAATGGGCGTGTAACAGTTGTAACAGTACCACCAACAAATACTCTTCTCTGTGAAGAGAGTGCATATGGTGCGATTCTGTCAAATTCGTGTTGGGCCGGTTTTGAAAGCCTTGTATATGTCTGATTGAAACTATTCAAAAATTCGAACTTCTGTGCGTATTTCTGCTGTTGCATAGATACCATTTCGTTTCTTTGAATAGAAAATCCACCAGAAAGGAACTCTGTCGATAATGCAGTAGTCATCTAATAATTCTCCTTTGAATGTTTTTTCTTATATTTATAACTTTAAAGTGTTTCAAGTATTTATACCCAGTTTATGTAATTATTTTATTTTATTTTAACTTCCTAGTGTCGACCCAGGCGCAGTACCAGGCGTTACATCACTGTATCTAATACTAGAACCAGTAACTTGCATAAACACTCTCATACCATTTCCATTTGGTAATGTTGCAGACATACCTTCATACTTTCTGGCATTTTTTCTCCAAATATACTTAACCCCATCAGGGCCTTCATGTCCTGCATATCTTGTAACTTCAGCAGGAGAAGTTGAAGAAATTGAGGCAGGAACAAAAGAACCACCTCTAAACTCTTCATTTACTCCATCCGAATCATCATATTTGTTTATTTCTACATGACCCGATTGTGTCGAGAAATCTGCAGAAGAAATACAAATAATATCAAGTTCACTTTGTGGATAATAGAATCTTTGAGTTGTTATCTGAGTTGGGAACGAGAAAACAAAATTTCTATCTTGTGTAATAGAAAGTTGTTCCATCGGATTGATAACAGCATGAGAATCGATTTCGTGCATTGTTGCAGAAACATGGAAATCCCATGGTTTTAATACATCTTGTTCTCTAACAACAAATCTATTGATTGTTTTCACTTCATTCATATTTCTTTCTGGGAAATCTCTATCCTCTGGAACAGTAATAATATATGCACCCTGAGCAGGATTTGAAGTAACATAGTTAATAATAGATATTGTCAATTCTGCGCCCGCTCTTGGAGAAACCTTAAAATAGAGCGTCTGATTGAAGAAATCATACATGTATTCATTTTTCAAAGAACTTTGGTCAGTCCACACTGGGTCTCCAGGCATTTTGTTCAAAAGATTTTCTCTTACAGATGACTGAACCGCATGATTGGCTGCCACTAATGCATAAGTTGGTTGGTTCGCAGAACTTGCGCCGGCGTGTGCGTAAAAGAAATTTCTTCCAGTAGATGGGTTTGTGTCACCAACTGTCAATGTTTTGGTTGCGACATCAACATTGTCCCATCTAATAGTAGTTCCATCTATAGAAGGAACTCTAAAATCTGAACCAATTGTTGTAACCCCAGCGGCGTCTAAAGACTCCACAAATCTCTGTACTGTATTAGGATCACCATGACTAACCCATTCGTCATAAGATAAAATATATGCACTCTTATCTCTAATAATTTCTACATCGTCCAATGCAATAACCATAGACTCAAAAATTTTGTCCATGTTTGCAACTGGAGCACTGTATAGAATATCTAGTAATGCAGAATCTGCAGATTTATAATCAACAAGTCCAACAGAAGTATCAGATGTGGGTACTCCATCACCAGAACGTGATGCGTACTTAAATGTTGACATTCTTTCTAAAAGGTTTTGTGGGAATGCAACATTTTCCGACAAACTCACTCCTGCATTAGAACCCATGACATATTGCGCCGGTACTGCAGTCGAAGAAGTGAGGATCTCTCCAGAACGATCATAATGTTCCAGTCCATCAATTGTAGTTGTTGTTGTTGGATCTGTCGCAGGCGGAACTGCAGGAGTTACTGTAAATGTTTTAATCTGTTCAACCGCCGATGGCGATGGTGATGCACCAGTTGTAAATGCAACATCCTTCCTTCTTGGAAGAGAGTTAAAACCTTGAATTTGAAGGTCAAAAACAGCATGTTGAAATTCTTCTTGGAATGTATTTCCTGTAGGCCCATCTAGTGGAATTGCAACGAAGTCACCAGTAGTTTCAGCAGTGAAATCAATCGATACATCACCCGATCCAGAAGTTCCTTCTTTTAGTACCAATGGTGATGGTGGTGCATCAGGGTCAGCGCCTTCGGCAGCTGGTGGGCGTGCGAAGGTTAGTCCAACATGTCCAGCGATAATTAATCTACCAGTTTCTTTATTAAACGCAACGATTCTACCACCTTTTCGTGTAATATTTCCTTCTGCATCTGTAATTTCTTGTGCGATAAACTTCCCTGGCGTCAAGACTTCTACATTTCTAACTCCACTAGAAGCAAATGCAGTAGAAACTGTTATGTCTCTATCAATTTGCAACCTATGAGCAGTTAATGACCAAAGATTCTGATTTTCTGCATATCCTGTTCCAGTAAATCCTCTCGTAAGGTCACTTCTAATATCGTTATAGTATAATTGTCCTAATGTGTTTGTGGTGGTTCCGCCTGTTGCATATCCAATTGGATTAAAGTCGATTGCATTAACAATTCCATTAAATAACGCAAGATCTCTGTTAACAAAGATAGTCGGCGCTTCTGATCTGAAAACTTGTCCAAGTGAGTTTTGGATTGGGCCAGGTTTACTTAAATCATCCAAATCTTGAGATGCAAAATATGGAGTTAGACTTGCAACATCTACAGGACGTTTGCATGGCGAATATACACAGTGTACTGGAGACTTTTCAGCAAACTCTGGTTGTCCAGTTGTTTGGTCAACATGTCTTTGTACTACTAACCATGCGTAATCATCGTCTTGATCCACTGATGCATGGTCAAATAAGAAAAGTCCCAAACCATGATTTGTAACTGTAAGTCTATAAGACATTGGATATGAGGTTGAAAGCGAATCTTCTATTTGAGTTTTTCTAAACCACTGTGATTTGGCTTTACTCATTTGTAAGATTGCACCTCTACCAATCATTGGTGAACTATACACATCACACAACTCGCCGGGCTCTCTGTAAACAGGATTCTTAATCCCGTCACGGCCTTGTGGTTGTGAAATAGTAAAATCATCTTTCAGCTGATAAGAAGTTGCAACATTTACTTTTAAATATCTTTCATCATCGTTCCACTCAAATCTCATTCTCCACTTCTGTGGTTTTCTTACGGCAGAAGGAGAAAGACTTGATGCAAAACTCAAGTTAGTGTCTGATAATAAATCGACACCTTTGTTGGACTCAACTAAGAATCCATTTGTAATTCTTCTCAATGCATCTTTAACATCTTCTTTATCGTTACTAACTGGAGTAGGATAAATCAAATCGAATGGTCTTTGGAAGTTATCATTTTCTTGGAATGTAAGCATCCAAGATGTGCCTTCCTCTGTGGTTGCCAACTCGTCTTTCTGTCCAGATGCAGTAATCGCAGCTGCAATATTTGGAGTATCAGTTGTTTGGTCGTAGAAAAATGCAACGAAACCATTTACTGCAGTACCTGTTGGTTGTCCATCTGATGTTGTTGCCTTTGAGTACGCCCAGTAATCAGTATCAACTGCATTGTTTTTTGGCCATGAATAATCATTTGCACCACCAGAAAGTGTCTCTTGCTGTGGGCCCAGTCCGCCAGGCCCCACTAATGCACCATACGGAACATCAATTGTCTTACCCCAATGGTAAGATATAGTAAACACGCATTGACTTAGGTCTGAGACCCAAGGCATTACCTCTGTTCTTTTAAATTTAAATAGAGTTGACCTTGAAACATTATTAGAAGTCGCAATCCAATCTTCAGACGGTAAAACTCTTCCATTCAAAGAAACTCTAAATTCACCAGAACCAAGATCAGAAATTGTAAGTGGGAAATCTCCGATGATACTTGGCCATGTATTTGAATCAGAAGGGTCAATACTTGCAAACGGTGTTGCACCACCCGAACCTAAGTTTAATTCTGTAACTACTTTATGTTCTCTCACAACTTTCCAAAGTTTACCAGCAACTAATTGATCTGCTGGCGTACCATCTTCGGAATAATCTCTGTTATACTGAACTGGTAATACCTGTTGATACGCAGTAAGATTTCCAGTTCCTGTGTCAATTTCATTAAGGATTTCACTTGTGGTAAAATCGCTGGTAATTTCATTGCCAGGAGTACCATCTGCATCAGTATCAAAAGTTACATCTCTACTTAAATTTAAATTAAAGATTTCTGGGAATTCAAATGGATGAACTGTTAAATCGTGTGCCAGTTGGAATAAAAGTCCACCATCACTTCCTGTGAAATGTGTAACATGTTCGATATACTTGATTTCAATTATTTCACCAGAAATAGGTCTAACCTCTTCTGCAAAAACAATTCCACCAAACTCTCCCAACGCCGAATCGTATCTAATCGAACCTTGTCCTGCAGAAGTACTACCCTCTACATAAACTCTATCTTTATATAATTCTGCATCAGTTGCAGTTACCCCAGACACCATAGAGTTATTACCTAAACCTCTGTTAAGGTAAAAACGTGTTTCTCCAATTCTAATATCCCATTCCCAATCCTTATCAGAAACATCAGGTCTTGATCTTAAAAAATAAATATTAGACCCACTCAGTGCATTGTGTGTTTCAACTTGACTGCGGTGAGGGACATCGATAATGTCATTTCTTTGTATGCTATATCCACTGGCAATAGACATTCATATCTCCTTTGTATTTTTCTTTATATTTATAAAAATTTTTTTGTTGTTTTACTAAATTCTCAAACTATATTCATTATGCAGGTGTTCCCACAGGGTCATATGTGTCAAGATTGATATCACTATTAAAAATATATTGTCCATTTACTAAGACTAGTAATCTCATTCCATTTCCAAATGCCATAGTTGAACGCATTCCTTGGTATCTTCTTTGGTCTACATTAGTACCATTGTATAGGTATGTTGTCATTGGTACATTACTGGATTCTGCTACTACTTCTGCAGATGAAAAACAAATCATATCCATCTCTTCTTTAGGATACATATATCTCTGTGTTGTTAGTCCAGTTGGAAAGGTAATGATAAATCTATTTTCATCTGTAATGGCCAATTGTTCTAATGGATTAATAACTGCATTACTATCTGTCTGATGTTTTGTTGCAAATTTATGCACATCAGTTGGTTTTAATACATCAAATTCTCTTACAATAAATCTCCAAATATTTTTTGCCTGCCATTCATCGGCAAGATAGTCTTCTCTATCGTATGGACTTAATATATAGAATGTTTTTGAATTGTCCATATTTGATAAATTGTATATATTTCCTGCTTCATCGAATACTGTGTCTACCAAATCTTCTGCAGTCTGTAGGTTTGCTGCTTGATTGGAAAAGTAAATTCCAGCATCAGAAGAATAAAAACTTTCTCTAGAACAAGAATACATGCAATGAACAGGGAATTTTGACGCTTCGTCTGTTCTTGGAAGTCCCGACTCATTGCTTGATGTTCTTTGTATACAGAACCATGAATAATCGTCTGCCTGATCTGCAGCAGCATCATCATACATGTAAAGAACAATACCCTTTTCTGTCATAGTAATCCTATATGAGAACGGATAGGTTCCTTGCAATTGTGCATTCATTTTTGGAAATCTTTTAAACCAACCATAACCTTTTCTTTTATTTCTAAATCTAATCGACCTGTTATTAACATATTTCTTATAATCCGTTCCAGAAGGTGCGCCTGCCTGATTAAATGAAGAACCTGTATCTGGAATGTAGAAGGTTGCAAGTGGATACTCTGTAAAAGTATGAACTGTAGAAGAACCTGTTCCACCAGCGTCAATATCTGCCTGATCTGCTGCAGCCTTATCTAAGTATACTGGATAATAATATCCTTGATTAATACCATAGTTACCAGTATCTGTGTTTTGTCCAAAGACAAAATATGGCCCTGTATTTGCAACATCTGCAGTAATAGTTACATCATCAAAATGCAAGTCTACCATTTCACCTGGCATTCTTAGAATAGAAGTATCAACAGTTGAACCATTTTCTAATGTAATCAATCCATCAGTCGTAAGTTGTGGACTTGAAATAGTACCATCTGTCCTAATTTGATTAGACGTTCCTACATTTACCTTAAACCATCCATACATAGGATTTGGAATACCGACTGTAGTTTCCCAACCACTATTTAAAATCCCATTATAACTGTAGCCAACATGTTCCGCCGTTGGCTTATACTCTTCCTCTAGTACAGTATTTCCTTCTTGATATTTTGGCCTTCCCTGCGATGCCATTCTAAGATTTAGTTGATACAATTCACTATTAAATTCTTTATCACCACTCGAAACACCACCGGCGCCAAACAAACGTGGTCTAAGGTCGAATTCAAATCTTATTCTATAATTTTGATCAATACCTCTCGCAACTGCACCAGACTTAGGCAGAATTTGATTTGTGGTCTGAAAAATCATAACATGTTGCTCTGGATTGGTTCCATCACCAACCTCACTGAAGTTTGCAACCCCAGCATATACACCACTACCCCCACCATTTGCAGAAGTTGGGCGGTTTAGTGATATCTGACTAAAGAACTGTTTTGTTATTTGAGTTGTAACTAGAGTTTGAGTCTCATCAATTAATTCATTTCCAGCGATTGGTTCACCAGCAAATAATGGCCATTCTCTTGCCAAATCTTCAGCAAGAACGCCCATAAATCCGCCACTGATACTACCATCATTACTGTTTACGCCACCATTACCAATTACAGAAGTAAATGAATTTCTTTGACGAGATATTCCAAAATTAGGAAAGTAGTTTGGGTCTATATTTCTCTGTGCCATTAATTTTTTTCTCTCATTACTTTATCAACTATTTATCTTTAAATATTGAAAGAATTTTTCCAGTTACAAAAGTAATTGGATGCCACACAGTACACCAAATTCTTCCCACAATATCGTCTTTCTCTTTTTTACCAATACCTAAGTGTCCTGCATAACCATCTCTACTTAAAATATACTTTAAGTGTTGCGTTCTTCTTTGTGCCAACCATCCACCAGACTTAGTTAAGGTATCACTCTTTCTCATTCCTTTAACCCAAGGCATGAATAAGAAATGATACCCTCTTTGGTGATACTGAGTCAAATGAGTCTTTGTGTGCAATCCCCAAATCTTCATTGCAGTTTTCCAATCATCTAGTTGTGTCTGTCTATACATCTCCGTACAAACAATCTTATCAGACTGTCCAGAAGTACCACTACCACCAGAATCACTAATGTTGTCATCTCTAGTTGGGCCAATCATTGCCCCTGGCGCTCCAGTTCCAGTAGAGAATACACCATCTGGTTGATCCGCCCTTAGGGATTGAATTTCATTATGTGTCATAGGACTATCAAAATATGTTACAGTTCCAGTTGATGGTTCATAGTGAGACATAAATGTTGGTTCATTATGATTATCATCATTACCACCGCCACCAGAAGTTACTGGATCCCCATTGCTATCAACAACTGGATCCCCATCCCCATCTGTAACTACTGTTACAGGTGCAGTGCTTGGTCCAGAAGGGCCGCCACTATTATCATTGTTACCGCCCGTGTCTGCAGGCGGTGGGCGTGTCCAAGTTGTTCCAGTTCCAGTTCCATCACCCAAGAAGAAACAATTAAAGTGAGTTAATCCACCCTCTACATAAAAGTTACCCATTGGCGAAGGTGTAACTCTTAAGTCAGTGAAGTCATTATCAACACCGTCATCCATTTCAAGTGTAGTCCAACTGTTATTGTTGTTTTCAGTTGTCGATTCTCCGCCCGGCAGTTCTTTTCTGAATATTCCCCATATTTGATATGTTATTGTATTACCCCCAGCAGTCTTAGTACAAGCGGCAATGAGATTGCTTGGATCCCTATGATAGCGCCATCCATTATAATCTATACTTTCTGTATTTGAACTGTCGTTGTCAAAAGACCACGATCCTTCCCAATTTATATCCCATGAATAGTTACTGTAGGGGTTATTTTCGACAGCGGGTACAAATCCATATGAAGAAAGAGTATTATCAGCTTTGGCAACAGTTCCAAAACTAACACCATCACCTTTAATCACATCTGTTCCCCATTTAATATAATACATAGTGGGTTGACCTTCCTGTTTTAGCACGGCAAAAACAGATGTACCACCTGTAGGGGTTTCATCACAGTTACCAGAATGTAAATAATCTGGAAATTGTTTATTTCTAAGAACACCTGTCGGCCGTCCGTCAGAAGTTGAACCACCAGTTGTGTTTTGGTGTGACCTTCCATCATCGATGATTCTTGTTGTCATTGATGATGCTCTGTTACTTTGCAATCCAGAGGAACGTAAAACATAGACATCATCTTCACTCAATGTAAATGTCTGTGTACTAGCATTAGGGCCAAATACGATTGATGACGGGCCAATACCACCACTACCAATATTAGTAAATGTCATTGTGTTTTCATAACTAGCTTGTCGAGTAGTTTCAAATGTAACCGTACATTTTCTAATCGGCCATGGGTCTGGACTTTGAATATCATTATCAATGTCACTTCTCTTTGCACCAGTGACAACATATTCATCTGGCGCCTGTACTGGATCTGTAGTTATTTGTACGGATGGAAGATATCCAGCTGGTGGACTGGGACTAAAGAATGGGCCAGGCGCAGTGCCACTTCTTTCTACTTTTGCGTAATGTTCTCCATTTTGACATAAATATACACGGTATTTTTGTGTTCCGTTTTTCTGCAATTGGAAAGTATGCACCAAGTAATACTGTTTTCCTTGTCCGAATAAAAGTATTTCTTTTGAAGAAATTGAACCAGTTAACTCTTGATTTCCTTCACAAAATACATTCGCAACAGAGTACATAACAACTTGTCCTCTATCGTCAATCAATGCAATGCCAGGCTTTGATATTTTTGTATAATCGTTTCCTTTAGAACCAAATACGACAACTACACCATCTCCACCATCTCCTGAGTTAGATTCATATGTACTTTCTTGAGTTTGACTGCCAGGCACCAAATCTAAGTATGAGGTCTGATTTGATTGTCCGCCTCTACCGACTTTAATATCAACAATATCGCCGGGCGATACCATAAAGTCACCAAAGAATCCACTTGCAGCTGCCTGTCCACCAATAGTAGCACTTTTCGATGTACTACTATAATATCTCATACCATGTTGGCCAGCTGCACCACCAGATCCATATACTGGATTTGGTTCTGATGGACTTCCATTTGTTGGAAACTCAGGTGCAACTCTTGTACCAGAACCATGCCACGAAGAACCGCCGTCTCCACCATCATTATTAAAGAAATGCAATTCTCCTAATCCTGATGATTCGAACCAGTAAGTATTAATTGGGAATTTTTCAACCAATGCACTTACAATATTTGCACCACTTGATGGAAGGTCTGCATAATACGACAATGGAGTACTTTGTAAATTATCTCTTGTGTATTTCAAAGAGTTTATTGGTAAAGTAGATAGTGCGTAAGTTCTATTTGTCGCAACCCCACCAGTAACACTAATCAGTTGACTCTTTGTGGGTATAGTTCCCTGGCCAGGTATTACGACAGGTGGTTCCGTAACTGTAGATCCAAATTGTGCGGCGTATTCGGCAGTACCAACAACATAATTGATTCCTTGGAATACTGTATAATTTTGTTGACGGAAAAGGTCTCTGTCAATTACATTAGAGTTTCTTCCAACATATTTTTGATAAATTTTATCGATTGTATCTGTGTCCAGTGAAGTTTCTAGTGTGAAACTATTCATTGAAACACCACCAACTCCAGCTGGTTGTGATGTAGTGCCACCATCCGTAACACACCAGTACCACTGTTCATCATCTGAAGATGACCAATGGGACAATTCAACCTTACCCTCAGAGTCAAAAACAAGATGTCTTGGAGCAGGACTAGTAGAAGTAGGCGTTAAGCGTCCGTTTATACCCCAGAAGTTTTTAGACCAAACTATAACTTCCATTCCTGCATAAGTGGCATCAAGTTCTAATGTATAAGTTCCAGATTCAGCTGGGGTTGTAAAATTCGCACCTCTTTTACCAATCGCATAGTACCATTGTTCTCTGTCACTTGACGATGGATGTATGAAAGAAAAGTAACCATCATTATCAACACTAAAGGTATATGATCTAAAATAGTTTTTACCCCAAACATATACTGATTTTCCAGCGTTGTGAACTCCAACAAATATTCGTTCTGTACCATAAGATGCTGGAGTATAAAATTGCCCTGCATCTTCTTCTGTTGTCATAAAGAACCAATATTCGGGGTCTGAAGAAGATTGGTGAACAACACTGACATTTCCATTCACATCGGTGTATAATTTCTGAGATGCAAAAAAATTATGACCCCAAATAAAGATACCCTTACCAGCGGGTTGGCCAGTTGCACCAAGTGGTAAATCGTGCGTTCCACTTCGTGCAATAGTACTAAACCCACCACCATCAATTTCTGGTAGAATTGCAGATGTAGTCACCGTTTTTAAATCAGTAACAACTTTAACTGTAGAGTCTGGATTTGTAATATTCAATCTACCAGAAGCAAGTCTAATTTCTCCTTGATTTCCTGTTAGAGTGGGAGCACTTGATCCAGTATAATTAACTTGACGAACACCGTTCACATAAATTTCTAATTCTGGGCGAACACTCTGCGTAGTATTTTGTAAGTATGCATTATATTCATAATAAAAATTACCACTACTTGAAACAACAAACTCAGAATTTGTTGCGGCAGAATTTGCTGCAATAGGAGTATTTGCGGTAGTAGATGTTACTTCAGTGGTTTGTGTAGATGCAGTCCAAGCAGAATACGTTATCTCGGCAAAACCTGATTGGCCCTCGGTGAAGTCTTCGTCAAAACCAACCCTTGTGGTATCGATGAAGCCATCACTTACACCAATTATTTCGCCTCTGTAGTAATTCTGGCCATCGATATCTGTAAATACATATTCTCCCAGTGCAGGAAATCCATTAGAGATTGTGCCTCGGACATTTCTAATTGGGAAAAGAAAATTCGCATTGTATGCAAAAGTGGTATCGCCAAGATGTTCAAAAGTCAAAAGTAAATTATCTGCCACATTTGATATAGTTGTAGTTGTTGTTTGATTATTATTGGCAGTTGTACCATTTTCTGCATAAACTTTGTGTTGATAGAGATTACCACTGGTATTAATAGTACCAGTATCGGTGCCAGAATAATTTGGAATATTCGTTGTTGTACTTGTAGACAAACTACTTGCTTGAGCAAGTAAATATTTAAATCCATCTGTAGTTGAAAATGTGTTGGGCCCAAAGTCTGGGTTTGCAGCGATAACATCAACAAATCCAGTTCTTCCCTGTATATAACGAATGACATCCACCACAGTATCTGAGTTTACATGTCTAGATTTCTCTGTTGCATTAGCGTTTCTTTCCAACATACTATTGTATATTCTATCCGTAACTTCTGCAGAGACTTCTAAACTTTTAACTCTAGATACCTTATACCACTTTAATGTACCTTGAGGATCTTCATCAATAACTTCAGAAGTTGAAGTATACAACCAACCAGAACTATCTCTAACATCTTCTGAAATATCATTTGATGTTGCAAGAAGTTGGTTTTGCCAATAAAATTGGTAGTTTGAGTCATTAGTTTCTAAAATATATGAACCATTGTACTTACCTTCGGCATAATCAGTTTCTGAAAAACCACTTGCAAGTGTTACTGTTCCAGTCTCTGTTTGAAGTGTATCAGTAGTCTCGCCACGAATTGTTGTAGACTCTCCTGTTGCATTTGAAAGTTTACCACCAATACCACCAAAAATTTTAATCTTCTGATTATTTGGCATTGTAATAGTTGTGTCTTCGCCAGCAAATCCTTGGTCTTCCGTACCTACCAATCCTTCACGAACATAATCTTCTACAGTAGGTTGGCCAGGAATATATTGTGAAGAACCAGAACCACCGGCACCAGTTGCTAAAATTCTAAGTCTTCTGTATCCTTTTGGAATTCTAATTTTCCAATCACCAGCCTCAAAGACTTGTTGATTGTCTACTTTGTTAGACCAGTGTTGTTCATACCCAACTTGCTCAAATCCTTCTTCAGTTCCCATCTTGAAACTCATTGCAGGAATAGTTAACTTAACATATTCCCAATCTTGTGGAGTATCAATTCTTACAGAACCAAGTTCTTCATTTCTTGTGAAATAGACGGTATTATTATCATTAATCTGATCCCACCTAGTCATAAATGTTCCATCTCTAAGGCGCATATATTTCCATGCGTCTTCAACACATATGGTAGGAATTAAAATATTATAAGGAAGTGTTGCATCAGATGTTCCACGGAAATCAGAATATTTTATTGTACGCCCTCTGGGCCCAACAGGAATATTTCTATTATTAAATCTATCTGGAACATTACCACCACCTCTATAATATTCAGACAGAGAATGGGGTGCGGAGTTATTTACTGGTTTAAACTCCGCAACAATGTGCGTCATTTTCAGTCTGCCGTCTGCTGGTATTGCCATGTTAGAATTCTCTTCTCTTACTAATTAATTAAACTTGGAATGCAATAATATCACCACTACATTCAATTTTCAGCGACTGATTTCCAGTAACTTTGAGATCTGCACCTTCGATTGTTAGTGTTCCAGACATTGTATCGCCAGTTTTCTTAACATATCCACCAGCGTTGTGGTCGGTAATTAATGGAAGAACCTGTTGATATAGTGCATTAATGGCATTAACAATTGAAGTAGTATCGCCGACACCACTATTCAAGTTACCAAGTGGGTCTGCATCAGTAGCGCCAGGCCCTCTTACAATTAACTTATCTTCTTTGGTTTCTAAATCAGTTACAATATTGTCAACTCTATCTTTAAGACTTCCAAAAACTTCATCATTAACCAATTTCAATGTGGAATCAAGAGTGTTTATGTTTTCTTTTACAGTACCGTAGTTTGCATAATTATTTGATAATACTGCATCGTATACACCATCATTGTTTGTACCCACTGAGTTTTTCAAGAAGTTTTGTACATTTTCCAATCTAGTTGTTTTAGATTCTAATGAAGTGATATCGTCCTCATTAACTTTTACTGCAGTATCCAATTCAACAAGATTTGTCTTTACTACTGCATTATTATCACTGTCTGTAGAAAGATAATTAACACCCAAACCATCATAATCAAACTGTCCAGTAAGAGCACCACCACCAACTGTAATATTTAATCTATCTAACAAATCAGATTTAGTTTTCAAAGTGGTATCTAAAAGACTAATTCCCTGTCTAAGACTAGTCGCAGCAGGAACATATGTTGCCGTAGAAATTAATGAATATGTTCCGTCAGCGTTTAATCCGGCAGCATTCTGAGTTACATCTAATTCTGCCTGTAGGGCATTGTCTGCTGCAATTCGTGCATTTCTTTCTTTTTCTACCTCATCGTCTGTGTATTCTACAGACCATTGATTTTCTGCATTAATTGTGTCTACAAGATTATCTCTTCTCCACCCACGATTTTCTGGGTCAAGAGTAGACATGTTACCAATATTTCTAGTATTGATATCTGTATGAGTGTTTACTTCGTTGATTGCGTCAACGATTGTAGACTGTGCATCAGTTTCTAAGAATGCGAGATTACCAATATTTGCGGCCGCTGCCTCGGCATAAGCTTTCAAATTATTAGTTTTGACTCTCCACTCTTCAAAGGTGTCTGTTGTCAACACATCTACAAGGGATGGATATTCTACGGCCATTTAAAGTTTCTCCAATATTAAGTTTAGTGTGTTTTTTATTTCATTCATTTCTTGTTGTAAATCTTTTATTTCATCGTCACGCCTTCTAAGTGCATTAGACCTTCTGATAAAATTATTATAACCATTGTTATCAGTATTTATTATCGCTTGTGAGTTCGTATCTCTGACAAGATCTTTATTACCCTTAACTTTTAGTCTCATTATATTCTCCAATTAAGTTGCCAATGCAATAACTCTAAAGTCTCTGACTTTTGGTACAACACTAGAGTTTTTACTCTTAAGAACAATTTTGATTGCTACAGAATTAAATTCTGGTAAATTTCTTACTTCGTAATCAAATTCTTTATAATCTGAAACATCTCTAGATGCCTTATCATAAACGGCAGGACGGTCAAGTAATACATAATTAAGTTTTTCAAAATTCTGATCTGGTGATGTTTTAATCTTATAGTAAAAATCTACATCTGTTACATCTGGGCGATAAACCGAACCCATAATTTTTAGTGATGTTGATGACTGATCTAATTTAATTTCTCTTGTCATATACTTAGTTGCAGCTGAACCACCGTGTGGACTCGTTTCATCAACAAATCCAGTATTGACATGTCCTCTAACTCCACTAGGAACATTTTCAGCACTATTTGTTACATTAGATACCAATACGGCAGCAATTCTTTCTAAGTCGATAATAGGACTCAGATTGTCCTTATTAGAAACTAAGTCTACCTTCCAGATCAATGACTTTTTGTCAAGGGAATTCGTAGATGTATCAAAAACAGTCTCATTATAATTGTCTGCAACCATCATTGGTCTATTAAATGTATAGTTTTGATTTGGTGTAATTCCTCTGAAACTTAAGTCTTTAACCCCAGGCGCCTCTGTCGAATCCTGCGATGTACCTGTCAATGCTTTAAATTTCATCGAAATACCAGTACCAGCTAGTTCAACAGATGTAATGTTAGGTTTCATTAAATCATATTTAATATTAGTACACCAACTAGCTGGTTTCTTTTGTCTAAACTGCGAAAATGTATTTGATGCAGGAGTAAATATAGAGTCAACTGATGGAATGGTTCCACCATGGGCAATTCTTGCTGACTGCACTCCTTCTGGATAGAAAAAACCTCTCATATCGATAGTAAACGAATTATGAGTTGTTGCAACAACCAAATGCGAACCATTTAAATCTGCAGCGCTATATTGGTCGTAAGTCCCATGGAAATTTTTAAGAGTAACATAATTATATCCGTTTGGTTGCCAGAAACTTGTTGGGACACATCCAGAACTATCATTTACAGTAAATGTAATAAGAGAACTATCTTTATGAACAAACATTGCGTTATCATCAAATATTCTCTCCATAACATTAATATCGGACATTCCAACATCTATTTCGGAATTTGTGAAATATAGACTACTATCTTTATTAATATCAAATTTTGCTCTAGAAAGTGTGAATTTTAAATCTTCTTTTTGTTCTGCAGTCCATGTAGAAGCATTTTGAGATTTAAAGAAAACACCAGCATAAGGTTGTTCAGAAATAATTCCAGATCCATCAAGTGCCTCTTGTCCTAATGTTGCAACATGAACTCTATATCCTTGCGTATTTGCAATTAATACAAGGCAGTATTCTGTTGCCTCTTCCAAATATACTGGTTCATCAAAGGTAAATATTGTTTCTAAAGAACCATCATCCGAAAGTTGAATTAAATCTTGTCTTGGATCTAACATCTTTTCACCAAGTATATATTGGCCAGGATATCCATTAACCATATTTCTTATTTGCAGAGTCACTGGAACAACTTCATCTTTTGCAGAGAAGAAAATCTCCGCACTTGTAATGAAGGCGCCGCCCTCTACATCAACCAAAAATGATTGTGCAAGTGGGTCACCCCATCCACGAACTTGTCTCCATTGACCAAAACTAGAATTACTACTTGAACGTAATTCTGAAACAACATCTTCTGTCGAACTGGTTACTGTATCAACAATTTCAACTGTTCTTGTATTTACGGTTGTTTTTTGTCTAGTTTCAATGATTCCTCTTGCAGTATATGTTGCATTCGTATCCGTATCGGAATCATCTAGATTTCCGTTTGGTTGATCGCATAACTTAAACACCCTTTCTCCAGTTCTGAATTTCAAATCATCATCATTTGGAGTTTGGTTGTTATTTGGAATTGAAAAGTTACCGTAAACAGTACCAGCTGAGTCTGATCTTAAAGCAGAACCACCAACAATACCTTCATTTGGGAAGCTTCCCATGTTATGAGATTTCCCATCTCGTTCAACTAAGAATAGAACCTCTCCTAAACTGAAAGAACTATTACTTTTGCCAGGCACATTATCCAATACATAAAGTTTTAGAGAAGTTGCATCCAAATAATCAATATCTGCAACAAAGATTTCATGTGCAGTAGATTGTCCACGCAATTTCAATTCACCATATTGATCTGCAAATATATTTCTATTGTTTTTAATATATTGCGCTGTTGCCGGCGGAACATTTGTAATATTTAATGTTTTTATCGGAGTAACATAATCACTAACTGGTGTATTGTCAAAGAATGCAAACAACTTTGTATTTGGTTTCATCCCAGTGGCCTTAAAATATACATCTCTAGTACGAATAAATGGAATTTGTTCAGTACTGACCAGTTTATCTGTAGTAACTGGAGTCCAACTTTCGTTAAGTGATGTTGTAACACCTGTTCTTGTTCTTGTTCCTGTATCATTCCAAGTATTAGTTGTAGTTGTTACTGTGCGGTCATTGTTTCCACTAGATTCGGTACGAGAACTTGTACTTGTTGCCTGATTAGTTGCACCAGTCCATGTCGTTTCCCAAGAGCCCCAAACGGTTCCAAGAATTCCTGACCTCTGTGCAAGTTCTTCAAAATTATCTGTGTTTCCTCGTTCATTAATTGTAATTGTATCCAAATACTTTGGATCGTCATGCCAGTTGTCCGTAGAAGGTACAAGTACCATAGAACCCTTAAAACTAAAAATTGCAAATGGGTTTACATTTACAGTTTTTGAAGATTTTCTTTGTTCGATTAATAACTGACTCGTATATGGAAGTGACGCCCATCTACCCGAAACTTCAAATCCCTCAGAGTTTACAACATCTAAATGCATTGGAATGTTTGAGGTAGTAAAAAATGGACGCAACTCACCCTTTCCTGTATCCATAGAAGCGTTAAAATCAGAATCATAAACGTTTGCAGTTCCAAAACCAGTAAAGTTTTCAACTACAAATCCATTCTTAAATCTATCAAGTCCATTTTCGTCCGTAACCAACAAGTCTTTAGTTTCTTTTTCTAAAAGATTTAAAGAAGTATAATATTCTAAATTAGTAATTCTCTTATCAAGTTTACCAATGTCTCTCATGGTATATCTTCTATTGTCAATCATTTTCGCACTAACATCTTTAGGAACACCAGTATATGGTAGTGTTTCTAATGTGTATAATACCATTCCATCTTCTGGATCTGTTGGAAAAACAGGAGTTTCAGAAGGAGCACCATACTTCACATTAATGTTTCCAAACTTATCCATGTAAAGTTTATCCGCTCTACCAAAATAGATACGCATATCTGCACTGATTGCACTCGCATCGATTGGATAATCGGAAATTCCAGAAACAACACCCTTACCATATGGATACCCAGACAGTTGTTGATAAGTTGCAGCAGGTCTAAAGTCTAATGTACTGTGTAATCTAACACCCTCAAAACTTGGGATTTTATGATATGGGATATTAACATATGAGTCTACGGATGCATAATCGCCTGTGCCATGTTCAAAATAAGAGTAAATAATAATGGGGCGGCCGCCACATGGTAATGTACCAGCCTTTAGTTCTAATTCGCCCAATTGAATGATAGAATGTCTTTGTCCAGAAAATAAAGTATATCTATCAGTAATATCATTAATTTTAACAGGAACTTCTGCAGGAGTTTCGATACCAACATTACTCAACCATAATTCTTCGATTTCTTCCTTAAATGGATTTACTGTACCATCAACAGTCAGTTGCGGTTGAATACTAACAAGAGTTGGATATACAGTATGATCTAAATCAACAGAAAATGGAGAGGCGCCAGTCGTTTCATAAAAAGTATAGGCTTTCAGTGCAAATTCAAAATCTGCCTCTGTCATTTCATGTAGGAATTTTCTGTCATTTGATTCAATTGAAATTCTATAAGAAGTATTATTTACATTACAAGTGTCATATATTTTTTTGATTTCATATACATCTGAATGTGGTAATTGAAAATTAGACACACTAAGAATAAGATCATTATTTGCGCCAGTAGGAATTGAAGAATTCACAACTCCTGTTGCAACACTAGAATTTGATCCTAATAAATCTACATCATAACTTAGAGATGTATCGTTATTTGCATCGTTTACATTATCATAGTCAGTTTGTCCAATTGTTTGTCCAATTGCATCCACTAAGGTGTAAGGCAAATGTAACTGATTTTCTCTCAAAGTTTTAATTTTTTCTCTGGAAGAAGTCTTTTTGATTGGTGCGTATACAGTGACCCCAGTTGTTCCTGCGGGCAAATTTGTGACATTAAGAGTGGCAGTTCTTCTATCAGAAGAAAATGAAATACTTGTAATTCTACCAATTTCACCTACAGAAGAATTCAAATCTGCCCTATCAAATGCCAAATATAAACTTTGAGTTGAAATAAAGAATGAGTTATCATCTGTTGTGGTTAAAACAAGCTGTCCATTGGCTGTAACTGTTTGATCTTCAAATACTTTCAGTACATCGTATTGAGTATCTACTGTTTCTCTTCCACTTTCATCATCAACAAATCTAACAGTTTGCAAAAATCTTTTACCAGTATCAACAATACTTGCACCACCATCTGACAAAAGTGCAAATTTACCAGTAATCCTTGCCTGAGTTCCTGTCATATCAGCAGATGTATTACCATCAAAAGATGTAGTATCTGTCCCAGCAGAACCACTGGCAATCGCCTCGTTAATAAGTTCATTTGTAACAAAGGTTGCACTAGGCAATACTCCCGATTCTGTAGACAATCCATTTCCAGAATTAAGATTTTTTACCAATAGGAACTGATCTGCAGAGTTATAATAATAGTTAATTGCTCTTACATCTCTATCATATCTATCATAGATGAGAGATTTTAGTGTAAACTGTCCCTGCACATCCGACAATGACATCAGTGTTAATACGTTAGCGCCAAATCTATAAATTGAACCACCTAATGTTGTTGGAACAACTTCTTCATTTGAAACAATAGACCTTGCATCCAACATAGTATAAGGAACATTTGTTCTTGGATTAATTTCATATTCGATGTCATATAGAAAAACTTTCCATATTCCAGTTTCAACGGATGTATTTGAAGGCCTAAAAGTAGAAGTTCCGTAGTTGTCATCAATTGAATCATCATCGGAATCTGTAAAATATTCTACCGCCTTAACTTTTGCATTTGCAATTACATCAATACCATATGCATTTGCGCCCAAGTTAGTGCCGCCACCATTAAAAAATGTCAAATCTTCGTCATATATTACTGGTTGGAAATATGCAGTATCAGCATCATCTAAATTCGATGTTACAATTGTGTAATCTTCATTAATTACTGGAGAAATGTTCATATTAACAAGTTTAACTTCTTCATCTATCAGTGGAAGTCCTTTTGCATCTGTAATGTAGATGTATGGGCCCAGATCGACAGGAATATATTGATTGTTTACTTGATAATTTTCTCTCGACCTTTTATAAGGAATGTATGTAGTGGCCGTTTTGGTAATTTCATAACCTCTAACATAGGCCTTTCCACTCTCAACTCCAAGTGCAAGATAATTTCTTACTGCATCAACTAAAAATTGATGACTTGAGCCTGGGTAATATTTTAATCCAGTCGAATCCAAATTTTGATCAGAAAATTTTATAAGTTCTAATGCACTTACTGTATGAGCAAGTCCGTTTCCATTTTGATCGACCATTCCATCTTCATCTACAAAATTCTTTAGTGCGAAATCTTTTGCTGCCACTTCGGTATCAAATTCAAAATTTTTCATGGTGTATACACCACCATTTCCATTTTCTTTGAAATACTCTCTAATGTCTAAATTGAATGGGCGAACCGTATAATCACCAGACTCATCATAAGTTCTTCTTGCAAGTACATCGGTAATTACTGAATATTCTGTATTTCTAACATGTGTTTTAATAATACCGTCTTGAACGGTAATAATTTCTATAAAGTTATCTGTTGTTGGAGTATCTAATGTTCTTTTACTCCATACGAGATTGATTCGATATCTATCGGCGCCAGGGGCGTTGTAATTTGTTGTTCCCTGTGCGTTATCAAAAAGAGATGGATCTTCGTTTGCACTTACAACCGTTTCTTGTATTTCAAATCCAATTTTATAACTAGGAGTGTCATCATATTTGTCTAGAATTACACTTTGTGATTGGTTTTTGACCATAAACCCCTGAGTGTAATAAATTCCTTCTTCAACAAATGCAAGAGAACCCTTACCTAAAGGATCTGCATGGTCGGAACTAAGTGCAACTGTTGCGATTAAATTTAAACCATCATCATTTGATGCAGTTAGAACCTCTCCCTCTACGAAGGATGAAGTATCACCCTCTTTTAAATTTACAGTATTTCCATTAACAACAAAATCGATTCCATTTTCATCATCAATTTCAAGTGTAACACCATCTACTACTCTTTGGCCTCCAGCAACACCATCAAGATATTTTACAAACAGTGTTGTTGGTTCATCATTATCATCAATCTGTGCATCTTGATTTAAATCAACAGCATCAGCATAAGAAATGACAATCGCCCTGATCCCTGTCTTATTACCTTGAATTACTTTGCCGACAAATTCTGCAGCAGTGGTAAGTCCTTCAGCAAGAGTCACTTTGATATAAGGAACAGCAACATCTACAGCAGAACTGCCAGGGATAACCATAGAACCTTCTTTAAAGAAGTGATCTCCCATGTTTGCAATTTGTTGTTGTAAGATTGTTTGTTGTTGCGTTAATTCTCTTGCCTGTACAGAATTTCCAGGCTTATACAATACCCTCAAGTACCCTTTATCAATATCATAGTCATCGTGATAGGGAGTGACGTTTAAATTTATTGCCATGTGTCTTCTTCTCTCAACTGGTTTTTTATTTTAATTAGAATTCAAATACTACTTTAATATCTTCAATTTGATCAATGGCTCTAGAAACGGGCTGTCGGTTTTCAATGTAGAGAACTTTACCTGTACCAGTTACGATATCAAATGTTTCTTCATCTGCAGAACCAAAATCTGGGTGCTGTGGGCCTCTATATGACTCTTCGTTTGCAGGAGTCGACCCACCCTGAGTCTGTGCATCGGGATCAGCGACAATAGCAATCTGTCTAAACTGTGCTTCAGAATTTTCGACAGGAAACATAATCTTAGTTTCCAAATTCCCCAAAGAATTTTCTCTTGTAGACTGTTCGTCATATTCAAGTTTTATTGCAGTCATTACATAATAACCACCCAATTCTTCTACAGGATTAAATCCATGTCCATTTTCTGGGGAAACAATTGGTTTTACTTTACATGCATTTACATTCAATGTTCCATCGAAATTGTATGCTGGAACATTATTAACATCAACGGTTGCGTTGTCTACAGCAGACCAATTTGCACCAGTACTGGTGATAACAATTTTTTCAATTCTTTGGTCTACGACAAGTCCATATGCACTGAAAGAAGAACCATTACCAGAAATATTAACGCCGGGCGCAATAAGAATATCTCTACCAGCACCACCAGTAAAAGAACCGTTTACAGTTGCAGTTGCAGTTGTACCAGAAAGACTCCAGTTTGTAATTCTAAACTGTTCCTGATTTCCAAGGTCTACTAAATCATAACCAGTATAATCTGTCGCACCGTCAACACCAGAGATTGTAACCACATTACCAGTTAGTGTAACAGAGGCTGTTTGTTGAATGTTTGGGTGATAACCCAATCCTCCACCAATCGCACCACCCTCTTCGTTTGGCATAATTTTTACATGTTCAATTTGGCCAGGATTTGGTTGAGATGCGGCTTGTTTGATGTCCCACTGTACCTGAGCGGCGGTGCCAGGTGCAACTGGATCTTCTAGAAGATTTTTAACTGGAATATAATCTTTTGTCAAGAATTTAAGAGAATCTTGAAGATCGATTGCATACATAAACTTCCACTTATAACCATCTACAGTCTCTTCAATTTCTGTTCCAGTAGTTGATGGTTGGACTGTTGAAGCAACTGTAGTCACTGTTTGGGCAGCAGCATCATATTTTTGGTTATTAATACACTTATAAACATTAAATTGATTTCCAGATGCAACAATCACATATCCATTTGGAATAATTTCTTCTGGGTTATCATGTTCGTACATAGTATATACTCTACCAGAAGTCCAGTTGATTCTTGGAATTGCAAGAGTCATATCACTGTAATTGACTTTCTTAAGTGCAATTGTATCGTACTTAAATCTATATGAGTAACCAATTGAATCTTCTGGTGTCGGTGGGTTTGAATCATTTAACCAAGGAGTTTGTTTACCAATTGCCATATAAAGCATATTGTAAACCGACTGTCCTTGATGGGCCCACTGTACAGTACCATCTTGGAGAGTATCTGGTGCTGGGCCATCCCCATCACCAGCAGAAACACCACTTGTGGAAGAGCCACTAATATTTCCTAGTGCAATAAATGAGTTCTGGTTGTTGACCACAACATCACCTTCTGCATAGGTATAGTTAGGTTTCCAATTAGGTGCGGATCTGTTAATTGATTGTAAGAATTCCATTGCATTGAAAATTCTTAATTTGTTTGTAATAATCGCTGCCATTTTTTTACCTTTTTAGTGTCATGAATTTTAATACTATTTATAATTTATTTTTTAGTCTTTCAGAACAATCTGTTGATTTAATTCTTCAATTGTTGTTGGATTCGTATTATACAGTACAATAGATGATTCTGGTGCGACATTTGACTTATCATGAATGTGTTCTGCTTGATACTTTATAAAAGTATTCAAGTCTAATAAATTTTCGTCATAGTCAACTCTATCTACATTATAATCAAGTCCTGATTGTAATCTATCATTAAATTTTATTCTCTCAATTGTTAAATTTGTAGGCCCCAGTCTTTTTCTAGTCGGGACATCTGGTTCTTCCTCACTCATTATCAAGAATACAGGTGTAATATTAATAAACGAATCTAAAACCGCACGATATTTGTTATCTGCAAGTTTTACAACATCTTCAATTACAGTATTTCTCCAATTATGATCTGTTCCGTCTGTATTTGCAATCCAATCATTATCTGTTGCATCCACTGGTAAGTGATACCAAATCCCAAGGCCTTCTGCCTTTGCGGGAATATGAGTCAATCCATTTCCATTTACAATTGGTCGTTTTATCAGATATGGAGAATTATCCATTTCTCTCTGAGGACTAAACAGTAATGGTCTCAACCTTTCCCAAGGGAATCTGGAAGTAAAGTAAAACTTAAACCTTTCTAGTGACCTGTATGTGGTGTGTAATGTCGGCAGGTCACCAGTATAGTTTTTGTAGAACATATACTTACCTGTTATATTTATCACCATTTTTTCATCTCTTGGATTTGCACCATCTGCAATAGCACCAACCCAATAGTTTGGTTGTCTGTTTACATTTCCACGCCAAATATTGTCCCATCTAAACTCAACTCTATTCTGAGGAGCGGTAGAAGGAAGTTCTCTATAAGACTGAATAATCTTCACATCAAAAACTGCAATTCTGTCAAGATAATCAGGATCTAGTTCTACACTCTCTACAACATACTTTGCCCAAGGCCTTACATTTATCCATTCATCATTAGTCATACTCTCATCAGATGTATCATATATTGTAAATGTATTACCAAGTATTTTAGACGACCAATAGTGTCCATAATCTTTTCCATATGCATCTTTGTAGTTAATTGCGATTTTCTTTACATCTTCCCAGCGCAAAGCATTATTTCCATTTTCATCTAATAATGCATATCTACCAGACCCACTATCTACCGTTGCTGCACCAACTGTATCATCAGATATTTCTCCAGTTCCTACACCTTGATAAAGGCCATCAATTTCACTGTCAATACTAAGTTGACGATTATCATACACAAAATAATAACCATGAGAATTCAAATCGTTGATATCAGTTTGTTGGGCAGTAGCATATGTCCAACTTCCACTACCATCCATATTACGCATTCTCAAATTAACATTTTTAATAATTTCGAACATGAGTTCACGATATGCAACCCCAAGTCCTTTTCTTACAGAGGCCTTAGTTAGAGTAGTAAATTCTCCAAACATCATCAAACCAGCGGGGTGAATAATCTTCTTAACGATTCTTCTCCACTCATCAATATATCTGTTTACTTTTACAACATAAGAATAATCCTGCCACAGATAACCATCATGAATACGATTATCATCTGAAATAAATCCTTGTTGGTTGACATAAACACCATCACGAACACATAGAGGCCCAGTTAGTACTTTAATAGATGCCTGTCCATTACCATAATTACTCAAGTCAATTTCTGGTGGAGTATCATATCCAACTCCAAATCCGTCAAAATCTTCTCTAAATGGATTTGCGTATATTTCTAGTCTATTAATTTTACCAATATCTTTTCCAAGTCCTCGCAAAACTCCACTTCTACCAGTAGAAGTATACGACAATGTTTCCCTCGCAACATTTCCATATGGATATCTAATGTAACCCTCACCACCTGTAATAAGTCTAGTAGTCTCAATACCAGACTTTGGAATTTCTTCCCATCCAACAGTCAGTGTATGGGCATCAGGCAATTGATATTGCGCCATAGTGTCATCAAGAGTTTGAGGATTATCTACCCACCTTCTCAATCTGATTTTGTTTGGTTCTACTAAAGATTCACTATTGAATATCACATATTCAAGCTTGTCCGACAAAGCACCATAATATCTAATCATTATAATATCACCAGCAACTAACGGATTAGTAAAGGTTATCGCAGTACCTGTTGTTGCATTATACTCTGATGGGTCAAGTTCAACATAGTTTTTCCATGCACCATCAATCCAGATATAATAATTATCCGCCCATTCCCATACCAACCGTTCTATAGGATTTGTTGGGAATGCATCTGGAATGTTTTCTGGAGTGATAATACTATCTGTAACTTTGAATATTCTCACTGCAGAATTACTGTCATAGAATAATTCAATAACTGTTTCGCCTCCAACGGCGTCAACTCTTTCTAGATATCTTGATGACTGTCTAATATCTTGTTTAAAGGGAATAGGATTGACATGTTCTGGACTTATTCCATTACCAGAAACAGGGTTCTGGGTTCCCTTATCTTCTACTAAAACACCAGTAGAAGAACCCGATGCATCTAACAATGAGAAGTTCGCAGCATCTTGACTGTGTGCGCCAAAACCCCACTGAATTGCACCTTCAAATTTATTTAAGACTGGGTTTGTACTCAAATCAACATAAAGTGTAGTTGAAGAATCTAAAGAAGTTGACCCATTCTGGGAAGTAGTTGCATATACACTGGCACCATTTTTTATTACTTTTACTTTTGTAGCACCATTTGCACTCCATCCACCAGAAATAAACGGTACATTAGATGTTTGAAGAACAATCTGATCATCTTGTAGATAATTATATACTATTCCCCAACCAACATTAGGAGTAGTTCCGCCCATATTTCTGACCGCACTTAAAGTATATTCTTTATATCCAGCGTCTGTAGGTTGTAATCCATTAGTCACAAATCCAACTATAAGCGCAAGTGTATCATCATCTGATGAAGTACTTGACATGACGGATTCAAATTCTAAGTTTGTTGCAGGAGTTGAGCCAATAAAACCAGTAAAACTACCTGTGTTTGCGGTACATTCAATACTATTTGTACTAGAGTTATAAATCCATGCAGACAAGTCGCTGGGGATTGCTTGGTATGATGATGCACCAGAATGTGAAAATCTATACCAATCATCAAATGCCGCCTCGACTGCTGCAGGATCTCCTTCTAAAGTAATATTAGATTCATAATTAGCAACATATCTTTGTCCTTTAGTCATTCTGAATGCACCAAAGAAACCAAGAGTATAATCATTCATAATTACTAAAGAATTTCCATCTACAATCTGTCTTGCACCAATATAGAAATTTGAGTTTGTACTATAATTTAACATATTGACGCCAGGAATTGTATTTTCTAATAGTCCATTCAAATAGATAGAAGTTCCATCGTTAGAAAAATAAACCGCTATATGATTCCACTCTCCAAACGGAACTGATCTTGCACCAAGTACATTTCCAGAAGAATCAATTAAATCAATTGTACCATCATAATTTTGCCAAAGGGTTAAATGTTGAGTACCACCATCTTCACTGTTGATTGCAAAAATAACGCCGCCGGGCGAATCTATATCTGTAATAGAAATAGATTTTCTAAAATACCAAAAGTCGATTGTTAGTTCTTTGTTGGTTAACTCGACATCAAATTTTAGATCGATGTTATCACTTCTCAACCATCCATAATCTGTGTATAATGCATGTTCTCCAACCTTTGCAAGTCCTGCTTTAAATCCTTCTTTTAAGTATTGGTGTGCTAACTTATAACCTTTAATCTTAAAATTTTGTCCTACAAGATAATTGGCGCCTGGTTGATTTGGCGTAACAGTATATACTCCGTTATTAATATTAACATCAAAAGTTGCACCATAACCATTAGACATAACACTAACTAAATTATCATTCTTGTTTAGATTTTCTGGCGATGAATTAATAGCAGTTCCACTAATATTTCCAATCTGCAATATACCACCATTGTCGTCAATCTTAATTACATCAAAAACTAGATCGTTAATTCCATCAACACCCCCCAATTCACTACCAATTATTGTAATTGAATCGCCAACGGAATAGTTAATTCCATTAAATCTTGACGCAGGATTTGTTACATAATATGTTGTCCCATCTCTTCTAATGAAATTAAATATTGCACCTGTTCCAGAAGTTCCGCCATTTTGAGTAGAAGCGGTATATTGTGGTGCGTAGTAATATGAATATCCATCTGGCATCGGAGTTGTTGGATTTAAAACTTCAAATGTTGATATATGTCCACCTATTGGATTAGCAAAAACTTCAAAATCTTCAATTCGTCCTTCATCGTTGACTTGTGTAACGGCAATTGTTATGTCATTCTCTCCGTCAGTACCACCTACAACAGAACCCAAAATTGTAAATTTATCACCGACAATATAATTCGTGGTTGGTGATAAAATTCCTTGAGCGTTTGCATCACTCAAAAGAACAGAAAGATTTTGCGGATAAGTTGGTTCGTCTGTATCAATATCCCAAACGGCACCAGAACCAATTCTAGAGGTTGTAGTGTATGAAGATGCGTCTAGATTTAAGTAGGCTGCGCCACCTGTGACTGTTAATACTTTTATAAAGATATCGTGAACACCAGATACACCATTATAAAATTGTTCACCGTCAATTTTAATAAAATCGCCAGGAACATAATGTTTAGAATTATCTTGACTTCCTAAAGTGACAGAAGTTATTACATTATCAAGATATGTAACATCAAATAACGCACCAACACCCCTTCCCTGATGGTAAGTTGCGATTTGATTTCTCACATCTGCGACTTGTGGGAAAACATTGGTTGGACTTGCTAAGTTATTTGTAATTGAAACTCCAGTAATACCACCAAATTCATTTACAGATGTAACTTGAAACTCCAAGTCTGTTCTTAATCTATATTCTGTGGGATCACCTTCATTTAAATTTGTAATTATAAATGATGGTTCTTCGACTGGAGTTATAGAACTTCTATAAGTAGAACTTAACTCCCCAGTCTTATAATCTTTGACGGCGGCAAAAAACGTTTGGGCCTGATGTGTAATTTTTCTATTATAGATGTCTTCATAATCGTATAGATAAAAAACATCATCATAGAGATAATCTATGTTTTCAATCGTAACTGATGGATTTTGTGCTCTAGGGCCAAAATCAAATCCCGAAAGTCCAATATCAAATGACATGACTGGATATTCTAAACTTTCTGGGTTTTGAAAAAATGAAACACTAAAATTATTTTTAACGGATTGAATAGAACTAATTTGACCAATAGCATATGAACCCAATGTGTTGCCATTTTGAAACTCAATTGTTTCGCCAGTAATATACTGATCTCCATTATTAACAATTTTGATATTTTCAACTGGGCCGAAAGAAGTGTGTGCGATTTTTGCAGCAAAACCATAACCACTACCATTTGAAGATAAATTATTTTGCAGTGTCAAATTTCGTGGCATATCTTCGCCAGGATTTTCTATTTCAAATCCTACGACACATTCATATAAACTTTCTTCATAAATGGATGAATCTATTTGTTTTATTTTTACAGTTTCTTTACTAGAAAACTCACCATTGATAGAACTAATTACATATTCACGAACTTTATAATCACCTAAAGTATAATCATTGAAATATTCAATATTTGCTGAGGCACCACTAGACGTACCTTCAATGAACAGTGGTTGATTGATCTTAATTGGGCCTTCATACGGAACAGTCCTAAGACTTGTTAGTGTTTGCCAAGTATTAGAACTTGGTTTTAACAAGTTTTCTTTTGGGTAATATATTTCTATATCTTCATTAAACAGTGCCCTAAACAAAAATTTATAGGAACTTTCACTGCCCTTTTGTTTATAGAACTTATTAATTAACTTTAAAAAGTTTCTTTCATTAGTATATCTGGTTTTTTCTTTTCCACTTTCTTCTACTAATTTTTGGATTGCAGATTCAGTATCTGCGTCTGCAATAGGACTTATAAAAGTTCTCAAATAAAATCTTATTTTTATAATATCACGATTATCATGAACAATCGGATCGTTATTTTCATCTTGAAAAATAATAGAGTTTTCTAAAAGTCTATAATCAACTCCCTCAATTAATTCAACCCAATCACCAGTGCTTCCTGCTGGGTCATCATTTGGGGGTGTTAAATTATCTACAACATCACTTAAAGATTCCCCAACTCTTCCAGCAAAATTGACATCATTTATAAAGACTCGTATCTTAGTAACTTTTGTGTCTACATTTTGATCTGAGAAATAATAAAAGGGATTAAAATAATCCATTACATATTTTGCAGAAACACCGTCAGTAAAAAATTCTTGGTCAGCAGTAGTATCTATAGATGTTTCTGCATCATCGCCATTGTTTGCTTCTTGCAAAATTTCAGTTGCAATTTGAGTATTTGTCTTAATCTTGGTAATGGTTGGCCATGCGCCAGCAAGTTCAGACTTAAACTCTTGAACAAAAACATCAAAAGTTTCGTCTAAGTCTGTAAGTGAAGTAATTTTTCCAGTGACATTACTAACATTGTCATCTAGTGCCAACCATTCATAATACAGTTCTAAAAAACGAACAAAGTTATCATATTCACTACTGTTTAAATAAGTAGGAAGTTGTTCTCTTATCCTAGATGCAATATTTTGTAAATTAGTTCTATCCATTTAATTTAACTTCTGCTTGTTATGTTGTAGTATCAGATATTACATTTGTAATACTTGCCTGTGATGTATTATATGTTGTTCTAAGTGATCTAGTGACAACAACTCTCTGTGAAGAGATATCGTAGTTCTCATTAAATTCATCTGTATCAGGCATCATTACAATATCAAGTTCGTCATAATCAATAAAGATAATTTGATTACGAACAGGAAATATATCATTAGATTCTGGTTCTGCAACCAAACCTAAAACGGTTGAGCCAACAATGCCTGTAATCTGAATATCATTCAAAACAACTTTACCAGTTCCATAGTTAATAGTTCCACCCAAAACATTATTATATTTTCTAGCGAATAATGGAGTTAATGTGTATATTCTCAATCCACCCAATCCGTCATCTTCAATATAATGAGGGTCACTTAATCCAGCAATAGTAAATGCATTAGAATACAAACTATTAGGACGTATTGCATTATTAAAATTGAATGTATATGATGCAACACCATTATATACTGGTGTTTTTTCATTAATCATCAAAACTTCTGTTATGTTATTTGTAACAGAATCATCAGTTTTATCAATGGTAGACAAGAACTGCGAATATCTAAAATAACTATTAAATTCGTTTAGAAACTCATTATTATAAGAAATGATATTTTGCCTTACAGATTCTTTTAGTGCCGATTCGTCCAATAAGGTTGACTCATCATTATACTTTACATTTGTAGTTATCTTCAATTTTAAATAGTCGGGGTCGATAATTTGAGGCGAAAGAGTAAGAACTGAATAATTACTTTTCAACTGATTCAAAATATATTGTTTTTCTTGAGTGGAAAGAATCAATCCAGTATTTGGTTTAATAGACATAAACACAGAACCATATGCAGGAGGGTCATTATCTTCTCCACCCCAAACATTCATCGTGTCTACCTCTGGATAAATTTGTGGAACAATCGCTTTATAGTCTCTGGCAGTAACTGCTCTATTTTGACTTTCGAATGTTCTTGGTGCAAAAAATTTAATAGACTCAATATCTTCTCTGTCGGCACCACCATAACTCTCACCAATAATCTGAACATTTTCGGTGTCAACAATTACACCTTTAGGCAGTGCAACTGCAGTAAGTCTTCCAGTAATACCATTTCCATTAGCACCCTTTGTCGTAATATAACGAACTGTAATTATATTACCATTTTCTACTTCGTCCCCAAGAACACCATCTCCAAAAAATATTTCATACTTCATATCTCTCGATTCTTGAAGAAAATATGTTTTAGAAATATCCGAAAGTTGTGTAGTATCAGTTGCTAAATTAAATTCAGAAACAACATCATCGTCTGCACTTGCCTGTACTAGAACTTGAATAGTGCCAGTATCTACATTTTCGTTAGATAAAATAAATTTTTGGTTTGGATTGTTAATATCAACAACAAACTTTTCTTCCACTTGTTGTCCTTGAAACAATTCTAAATCGTTTATAGTATAGTAATGAGCCCTTGAACCATCTGGTTCTGCTGCAGAGCGTGACCTTGTAATTGACCTAGAAACCTTCGGAACAAAAATATAAGATTCGTTATCAATAGAAGTAGAAAATGCAAGTTGTCTATCGATTCTTAATGTGTTATATTGATAATCTCTTTCTTGTCTATTCTTTCTAATAATCTTAAATGTTACTGCAACCAATGCAGTCGCAGACTTATTAGAACGTGGAGTATAACCCAATAACTTTGCCTTGGATACAACATTCTCACGAATTCTTGCAGTATCTAAAAAACTTTCGTTTGCGATCATGTTCATATAATATGAATTGTAATAAGTATTATATGTTAGTATGTCGAGAATACTAGACAATGCAGAGCCTTCAAAGTTATAATCTTTGAAAACTTTATCATTCTCCATGTATTTTTTGATATTGTCTTTTATTCCATCAAAACTTAAATCTGATATGTTTATATTTTTGGCCATTTATCGTACTCTTTTTATACTAAATTGAAATGTTATATCTTCTTCGGATGCAGGGACATTGTATACTATACTAACTTCTAAGGTATTATTATCTACTAACTGTGCCTGTCTCATTCTTTCGTCTTCTGTCTTTATTCCTTTCAACGATGACATAACTCTTTCTCTAGAGAAAAAATTAACATCAGAAACTACTATCCTTGGTTCATGTATTTTTAACGCAAGTTTTATCTCTTCTTGCATATTTATGTCATGCGGCGAACCCTTATAATCCCAATTCGTCATTAAATCAAATAAAGTGTTGTAAATATTTCCACCGAACCTTGGTTTAAATGGTTTTTCGAGTTTATTAGTCAATAAAATATTTTTAATACTTTGATTTATTGAACCAATATCTTTTTTGATTAAAACATCTCCACTGACTGGATTTCGTCTAAACGTTAGATCAAAATCAATATATTGATCTCTCTTAGATGGTAATATCCCAAGTCTTTCTTCTGCACTACTTAAATTTGACATGACTTCCTCTTATGGATTTAAATGAATGTTTGGTGCTTTTATTGTGGTATTCCCACCAGATTCGGTATCAATTGTTCCACCGACTTTCGCATCGACATTGCCACCCACTCTAATATTTACATCTGCATCTACAACAACGTTAATCGTTCCCTTAACGTAAATATTATTATTACCAAAGATAATTTCATAATTATCCTTAACAACTTTTGTGACCACAGAACCATCTGGATGTATTTCTTCAAATGTTCCAGACCTATGATATGTATGTATTCTTTCTGCGCCGGGCGTGTCATCAAACTCTTGATGGTGTCCAGACTCAGTAGATAACACTTTGTTGTGTGGATACTCTGCAGCGTATGGAGTTGGTGGTTCATCAAATAGTTCTGTACTTTCAGTACTTTCCTTTTTCATTTCGACAATAGAACGTGGATTATATGTGTCCTGTCCATATGAAGAGTTGCCAGAGTTTGCATTAAATGTTGATGGAGACTGATCCACATCTACCACACTACCTTCTTCCACTGCATCATCAATCACTGGTAATGGATCTTCATATACTTCCCAAAGAATGTCACCATCTTTTAAACTTGATGAAGTTGGGCCATCACCTTCTGCATCAGAAGTTCCAGAATTTTTAGCAATAAATGTTTTTTGTTGGACAAATGTACTGTCATTAGAACCCGCTAGAAGACGCTTGGCGTTTCTTTCATGTCCTTCCATCTGATTGTTTACTTTGTCTCTTACAGTCCCTGCTGCCCCGCCAGCTGCGGTATCTGAGCGACTATAATACTTTTCTCCGATACCACCAGCATTGATTGCAGAATAAACTTCTAGTCTACCCATGCCAGGCCTGACACCCTTATCTCGTAAATACTTAACCACAGCACCGCTTGGGCCAAGTTGAGTGTCTATTGCTGTTTGTGGAGTACTGAAGTCTACACCGTATTGCTTTGCCTGCGGCTCTCCGAATTGAATAAGTCCTCTGTGTTGACCCCATTTAGTGGTAGGCCCTCTTTTCTGAGGATCGAGTGTGCCGCCAGTTTCGTATGACATCACTGTTGCAAGATCAATCGCACTGATTCCAAGTGCTTCGGCGGCCGCCAAAGTTCCAGAACGCATTGTGTATGGAGGCCCGCCAGACTCTTCTCCCTCTTCTAGTGGCGGCGATTTCACCAAATCACCTTCATTATAAGATTTTCCAGCAGACCATTGTGTTGCACTTGCAGATGGTGCCTGACTTTGTTGTTGCGCCGCTGTATCTGCAGACCTACTAGAAGTTGCACCCGATTCACTGGTTGTTACGGTATCACATTCTTGACTCTCTCCTGGCTTATCAGTACCACCACCAGAAGAACTTTCGGTTTGACTGCCTGATGATGGGTCAGGAACAATACCGTTTCGTTTTAAAGGAGTAGAACCTCTTTCTCCAGATGCAGCACTAAAATGCATTGCGTCCTTAACACTATTCCAATCGCCGCCCCAACCTAAACCATATTTCTTTGCAATAGAAGATACGCCGTCTGGCATATCTGTTATCAAAGTATTCCCATTAGGATTCTCGGCGGGATTAATATCAATTGCGGCACCACTAGCATGATAACTAAATCTACTTGGATTGTTTACATTTTTTCGATATGCATATCCACCAATACTTTTAATAACATACCCTGTACTCTCAAGTTCATTCACAAATCCTTGGAACTGATCTTTAAATACTGTAGCAACCCAAGCACTCTTTCCAGACTTTGTAGTAATCTTACTAAGTCTTTTTCTATTTTCTTTATCACTTGAAACACCATCTTGGTTAACTTCTTTTCCACATTCAGTCGCATTTCCAGAAGAAGATGTATTTTCATCTCCACCATTTGTATTAGATGTACTATCACTTACACCCCTTGCAAGTCTATTAACATCAGATTCATTTTTAGTAGAACCACCGAATACTGACCCACTTTCTGAAGGATATGTTCCATCTGCATTTGTTTCGGAACCCTCTGTTGGGCGTCCATAAACTGTTCCAAAAATTATAGGATCTTGACCTTGTTCTCCATCTCTAAAAAATCCCATAACCCAAGCACCCGGCATTGCGCCCGTTGGAGATTGTCCGATACCACCAGTAGATGAACTGGTAATAGGCATGATTGGAGATGCCCATGGAAGTTTTTCTGTAGGAAGAAGTGCCTTGTCTGCAGTATGCCATCCAATAATTCTAACTTTTACTCGGCCAAGAGCTTCTGGGTCTTTTACGTCTTCGATAACACCCTGCCACCAAACCATTCCCTCTCTACCCGAAAACATATTCATATCCATTATTGTATACTCCCACCTGATGGAGGCGTTGGCTGTTCCGCTGGTAACGGAAGTCCGATACTATCTCTAACCAACTCAATGTCAGTTTGATATCTTCCACCCTCAATTCTATGTCTAATTGCAAACACTAAATACTTTCCACTATAATATTTGTTTGTTCCTGTGTTATCTCTTTGATATATTGGCATTTCAAGTTCTAAGATATCTCCAGCACAAACATCAGTATCTCCAAAAACAGTAATAGTTACTTTTATGTTTTTCATCAACTGCATATAAAACAATCTTGGAAGAAAGAGTTTTTCCTGATTGAATGTAGGATTCCCACCCTGCAAGTCTCTTTCTGGAACAACATATAAGTTTTTTGGTTTATATTGCATTCCTTGTCCAGTAGTATCTTGAAAAGTATTACTGTCCAAGTACTTGTAGTCTCCATAATTTTCCCAATATGAGTGTGTATAATTATTAACCTGTCGTGTTAGTAAATCCACAGCATAAACTTCTGAATTATAAAACCCCTTTGTAATATTTCCAAGCACATCGAAGTTTGAATCAAAATTAAAACTAATTACTTTCTTATTTTCAACATTTGTTGAAATATCATCAAGTTCTTTTGCCCCAGCACTTTTGTATGCACCAACGATGAATTTATTCTTTGGTTCTGCCTGTGTTAGCATTTCTAACGGTTTCATAACATATTCTTTTGTTGTTTCAAAAAACATATACGAAGAACTTTTATATGTCTCACTGAATGCTTTATTACATAAAAATGAAATACTTTTCATTGGAGTATAATTTGGAATTACCAATCCATTATCACCACTGTACTGGTCACTACTTGATTCTACAGAAAGACTCTTTGAACTACCAAGTCTTGAAAAAATGGTTTGTGCAATATCTGTAGAACTTCCTTGAAAATATTCCGACACTTTTTCTTCAAAATTTTTTGCAAAATCTTTTGAAATTAATTCTAAATTATAAGTCTGAGTTCCCTCATCATCTGTTAGTTCAGATATTTTATGAACAAGGAAATCCAACTTAATATTTTTCCACTCTGGAACTTCAAAATCTAAAGAAACTTCTTCTTGCCCAACAATTGGCATAAAAGTTAACATATCTTCTACATCCATAAAACTAACTGTCGCCGTAATACTAGACGATAGTATATCTTCAAAAATGCGAATTGATGTAAAATATCTTTTAAGGTCTAATTCAAATCCGTTATGTGAACGAATAGTGAATTTACGAATATTGTAATCACCTAACTTAAATGTATCTGACATTAAAGAACCTCTTCAAATCTCAAAAGAAAATCATTTAATAAATTTGCTCTCATTAATTTAATCACTCTATTCTTTTCATTCTTATCATGTTCATAATCGTATGCACTATAGATTGTATATTTTTTCTTATCCTGTGGAGTAAGAAGATTATATGTGTCTGGAGATATTTTATGTCCCAATACATCATGAGTATAATGAATAGGAATATTCCTTGAAATAGACAATCCATTTAAATTGCTTGCAGAATAATCATTGAGTACAATTTCCCATCTGTCATTTCTTCTGACAAAAACTTTTTGTTCTAATGTGTCATAAATATAATCACCAGTTTTAAATATTCTTGGATAAAAATTTGACCCTGCATAAGCGGGAGCCCCATAAACAGTTTCGATATGAGTTTGTAGTGTTCTACTTGTCATTGGCCAATCATCGTAAACATTTGAAATATCGTTCATCCACAAAATAACCCAACCATAAGTATGACTTCCATAGTATAAATGTGCAATTGTTTCTGGCGTGTCTTCATCCCTGACAGTATACTCATAATGCGAAAGAGGATCTTCTCTATATTTTTCTAGGATATATGCATTTTGAAAAATATTAGTTACATTTTTTGGTTTTCCATTCAACATCAAATCATATTTCTTTTTTTCTAGATAACTAAACATTAGTAACCCTCCGCTGCGTCTGAAGAAGTAACCAACTGAATCTCTTGGAAAGTCAGAGATAGCTCAATAACTGCAGGAGCATCTGTTTCATTGAAAGTTGCAAACGCACCGTTGCCACCATATTTAACAGTACAGTCAGTTAATACACATGGTTTGATTTTGTGAAGAAACTCGGCAGGTCTACCACCCAAGTAGTATTCAACAGTAAATGTATTGGGAACTTGGAAAAAATTTAGGCCTGTCATTTCTGGAAGCATATTCTTTCTTAAAAATTTTATCATGTTATTAATTTCAATAGATTCTTTTGCTGACCTTGGAAGAATACTATATTGATAATTGAATGCCCTAAAATCAATTCCTCTGAATAACATATGTTTATTCGCACCAGAAACTCTACCACCAATAACTTGAGACTGCAAATTACCATCTCCACCAAATGCAAGGCCTCCTGCAAATTGCGTTGCCGATAATGAAAGTTCCCCACCAAGATTGAGTACTTTGTCTAAGAATCCATTATCTTCACCTGCTACTGCACCAGTTTTACCCATCAACCCCAAGGCGCCACTGTCTGCACCTTCAAATTGGGATTTTGTTGAATTTTCAATATTTTCTGGAAGATGAAGAGTAACACTCCCTATTTTCTCAAGATCAACTGCAGTTCCTCTTGTCTGCATGGTTGTGTAGCCAGGCTGCTCGCCTTTATATGCAGTAAATCTAACAAAATCTTTCATCTCCACAACTTCTTCATGTTCATGCAATGACATTGGATATATATAAGTTTCCCCGCCTGCTGCAACCTGTTGTCTCTGTTGCGTCAAAGTGGATGGTGAGTCTGATGCGGCCATTAAATACTTGCTCCTAAATATTTTAGTACTATTTATAAAGGTTTTTATGAAGTGAGAAAAAGATTTACTTATAGAGGAAAATACAAACCAGTAAATCCAGAAAAATATGCAGGAAATGTGAATAACATTATATATCGTTCTTCATGGGAAAGAAGGTTTATGGTGTATTGCGACAACAACGAAGCAATCACTTTCTGGTCGAGCGAAGAATTAGTAATACCTTACATTTCACCAGTGGACAGAAAACAACACAAATATTATCCAGATTTTGTAATAAGAATCCAAGAAGAAAATAAATCAAGAACCATTGTTATCGAAGTAAAACCAAAAAAAGAAACCAAACCCCCAAGAAAGCGAACCAAGATTACACCAAGATATTTGAGTGAAATGAAAACATGGAGTATTAACGAGGCCAAGTGGAAATATGCGAAAGAATTTTGCGAAGATAGGAAGTGGGAATTTAAAATTTTAACAGAAGATCAACTCGCTCAATAAAACGATATAAATAGTAAAAAACGGCATAAACGAATGACAGACTTTACACCACTATTAAATAGACTCGCTGCTCGAAACATTAGACCAAATACCGATAAAGCAAGGGAGTGGTTTAGAAAAAAGGCAAGAGAAACGAGAATCACAAGGGCATCCCTATTGGGCGATGGGGATCGTTCTGCAGCAACACCTAATATTGGTAGTATGTATTGTTATCAATATGACCCTAAGTATGCAAAGAAGTTGCCATATTACGATGAATTTCCACTTATCTTTATGGTAGAAAGAATATCTGGGGGGTTTGTTGGAATTAACTTGCACTATGTTTCGCCAAGAAATAGAATCGTTGTAATGAATGCATTATCTGAAATTGCATCGAACAAAAGATATGATTCAACAACAAGACTCAGATTATCTTATAATGTTCTAAAAGGTCTGTCTAAATATAATGTCATAAAACCTTGTCTCAAAAAATACTTGTTTACTCATGTTAGATCAAAGTTTGTAAAAATTGAGGCAAATGAATGGGACATCGCATTGTTTTTACCAGTACAAAAATTCAAAAAGGCCGCTGCTTCGAAAGTTTGGTCAGATTCTGCTAGGAGATCATAAATGGCATCAATAGAAGATTTTATTGCAAACATTTCAAAATCTGGCCTTACTCAGGCAAATCGTTATGAACTTAGAATTAAACCACCGCCGAAGTCGTTTCTAACAAATCCAGACAATTTATTAAAATTTCGTGTTCCATCAATTTCTTTGCCAGGGAAAACCATTTCAACAACGGAAACAAAAATTTATGGCCCTATAAGAATGGCACCATACACAACTACATACGATCAATTGACATTTAGTATATATTTGAGCGATAACTTAAAAGAAAGAGATTGGTTTGAAGATTGGTTTCACCAAGTTATAGATTTTACTACACATAAAATTTCATATTATAACGACTATGTGGCACCACAGGCAGAGCTCATTACATATAATAAAAACGATGAGAGAACACACACTGTAACATTTGAGAATCTATATCCATTATCTATAGGCCCAGTTGAATATGCATATGCAAACGAAGAACCGGCGCAATGTCAGATTACGATGTTCTACAGAAAATATCGTTCTGAATATAGTAAAGAGGAGGCGAATAAACGTGTACAGCTTACTGTAACCGGCCCAGAGCTTACTGTAACCGGCCCATAATAATTAAATTATACTTGAAGAGGATAAAATATGTTACCTACAATTAATGCACCAACATATGATTTGACTATACCATCAACAAATGAAAGTGTAAAGTTTCGTCCATTTTTAGTCAAAGAAGAAAAAATTCTTCTGATGGCACAAGAAGGAGAAGAACTACAAGAAAAAATTGATGCGATAAAACAAATTATTGGAAACTGTTTAGTATCAGATGTAGATGTTGATAAACTTTCTACATTTGATATTGAACACATTTTCATCAAACTTAGAAGTAAGTCTATCGGAAACGTAATTGGTTTGAGTTACAATCGGGAAGATTGTACAGAAGAAGGAGCGGGGCAGGGGGGCTGTCAAATTCCTTTCACATTAGACTTAGAAAAGGCGGAGATTGAAAATCAAGAAGGACACACCAATGAATTGAATCTAACGTCAGATATTAAAATTATTATGAAGTATCCAGATTTTAATATCTTAAATTCTGTATTAACTGCAGATAGTGTAGATGATGTAATTGATGTTGTAGCTACTTGTATTGACATGATCGTTGATGGAAGTGAAGTATATAATGCGTCTGATTATTCAGAAAGTGAATTAAAAACTTTTGTTGAGAATTTAACACAACAACAGTTTGAATCTATTAACAATTTTTTCAATACAATGCCAGAAACGGCGTGTGATGTAAATATTGTTTGTAGAAAATGTGGATGGAAAAAATCGATGAAAGTAAAAGGAATTACCGATTTTTTTTCCTAAGTTTAAATCATGAGTCCCTTGCATCGATGTATCGAAATAATTTTGCGTTGATGCAGCACCATAAATATAGTTTGAGTGAATTAGAAGATATGATACCGTGGGAAAGAGAGATATATTTAAATCTTTTGATAAACTATATTAAAGAAGAAGAAAAGCGTAGAAAAGACGCAATGAGGAGTTAATATGGAAGAAGAAATTAAAGCATCTGGACATCACCCTGCCGATACTAATGGAGATGGAAAGGTTTCAAAAGAAGAAGAAAAGATGTATCTTGAGTTTAAAAGAAAAGAACTAGAAGATGCTGATGCTCGCAGAGATGCAATGCGTCAAATGGCCTGGTTCTCTTTATTCGGTATGTTACTCTATCCATTCGCAGTAGTGATTGCAGTAGTTGCAGGATTGGATCAAGCATCAAAGATTCTGGGTGACATGGCGGCAACATACTTCGTTTCTGTCGCTGCAATTGTGGCCGCATTCTTTGCGGGCAACGCATATTCAGATAAGAAGAAGTAATAAATGGCAAGTCCTGATCTAAAAGCGGTAACAGAAAAACTTATCAGACAAAACCAAGAGGAATTGTCTGCTTCATTTAGCGCTGCAACCGACCAGTTGCAGTCAGCCGCAGCTAGACAGGCCCTTGTAGAAGTTGCTGATATTCTTGGACAACAAGAAGGTATATCTGTAAAAGAATTTAAAGAAACCAAAAAGAAGATAGACCTTCTTGATGCCGATTTGGCACAACTAGAGGGTGCTACTGACCAAGAAAAGAAAGCACTTCAAGAGATATTAAGAGCATCTCAAGAAAGTATCAAACAAAACACTACATTTAAAAAATCTATTGGTGATCTTGCAACAAAGACAGTAGAAGGTTCAATTAGTGGAATTGGTGGAGTTATTACAGGTGCATTGAGTGGCAGTCCACTATTAGCATTTGGTGCATCATTTGTTGGTGACAGAATTAAACAATTCAGAGAAACAAGTAAGGCAAATAAAGCAGAGGAAGAAGAGAGACAAAGAAGAATTGTAGAACAGAAAAAAATTGAAGAAGAAGAATTTTCTGTTTTAAGAACACAAATATCAAATGAAGAAGCAATCTCAAGAGCAAATATAACATCAGAAGAAGTAGCAGCACAAGCACTTGCAAGAGGTATTACTGAACAAGAAGTTATTGACGAACAGAAAAATGCTATCATTCGTCAGGCAAAAGCAGCAAAAGAAGCAGAAGACGCAAACAAGGCAAGAGAAGATGAAATTGAGTCCATTAGAAAAAGTTATGGACTTGATATGTCAGAATCTCCAGTATCTGTTCCACAACCAGAAACCTCAGTATCAGACGATAGAGAAAATATTACAGTACCATCTCCGTCCGAAAATACTCAAAGTTTATCTACCGATGAAACATCTACTCCAAGTGAAGTTTCTCAAATCACAGCAACTAAGTTGGATGAAGTAAAAGAGCAACTTGGCGAAAACAGTCCATATCTAGAAGAAGTAGTAAATCTTCTAAAATTCTTGCAGGACACTTCTGACAATCCATCTCCATTAGATTTGGAAAATCAAAGAGAAAATAATAGAGAAAGAAAACTTGAACAAGAGTTAGAGAAAACGCAAATCAAACTTCTTGAACAGATTGTAGAGAACACTGGAAACTTAGATGAAATCTCAGGTGAAGGTGGCGGACTTTTAGATGGTTTATTGGGTGGACTTGGTGGACTTGGTGGCGGACTATTAGGTGGCGGTGGTAGAGGTGGAATTAGAGGCGCAATCTCAAGAGCTGGTGGAACAGTAAGAGGTGGTCTAGGAAGAGTTGGTTCAGTAGCAAATAGAGCAAGCGGTGGTAGATTTGGTAGACTTGGTAATCTAATAAGGAATGCAGGATCTGGAATTACAGGAAGAGCAAGAAGTCTAGTCGGTGGTGGACTGAATGTCGCAAGAGGTGCATTGGGGGGAATTAAAAACATTGGATTGAATGCACTGAAACTTGGCGGCGGGGCAGTAGCAGGACTTGCTGCAACTGGAGCGGTGAAAACAGCAAGCGCTGCAAGTAATGTTGCGAGTAATGTAAAAAATACAATGACTTCGATGCCTGATAGAATAAAAGGTGTTGGTAGTGCAATACCCGACAAACTTCCAAAAACGCCAAGTATTTCAGTGCCCCCAAAAATGCCATCAGTAATGGATAAAATAACAGCACCAGCAAAAGGAGTTGGTGCGAAAATAAGTGGACTTGCATCTAAAGTAACTGGAAAGGGCGCCGCAAGTGTCGCCACAAAGGGCGCCGCAACAGCTGGTAAGGGACTTGGGAAATCTTTATTGAAAAAAATCCCTGGCGTTGGTTTAATTGCAGGATTGGGATTTGGTGCTCAAAGAGCATTTGGTGGAGACTTCTCTGGTGCAGGCCTAGAGGTACTTTCTGGACTTACTAGTATAATACCAGGCCTTGGTACTGCTGCGTCAACAGCGATTGATGCTGGACTCATGGCGAAGGATATGGGTGCATTTGATGGTGAAGAAGGTGCAATCGCACCAGAGATTTCTCCAGAAGATCAAAAAGCAGAACTTCAGTCAAAAATTGCAGAGGCAAAAGACAGAATTACCAGAAGTGAAGGTGGTGAAAATGTTTATTGGGGTAGAGATTCTAAAGGTAGAGAAGAAGATACAGCAGAAATAGAAAAACTACAAGCTGAATTGGACAAATTGAATATCACTCCAAAAGAAGAAAATGCATTTGCGAATCCATCTGCACAAGAAATGATGGATTTTGATTCTGGTGTTTCTGCACAACAATCATTCTCAAGTGATGTTCCTAACAAAAAATTAGAAGCGTCTAATATGATGGACAATGCTGCTATGGATAAATCTACAGCAGATGCGAAACAGGCCGCAAATATTATTAATGCACCACAACAAAACACTGTGAATAATGTAACTAATAATTCGACAATTATGCCTAAACAAAAACCAGAAGTAAGACATACTGATGGTGCTGTAAGAGATGCTAGATTATCACTAGTAGGTGCATGGTAGGAACCTTTCAGTCCCTACACATAACTCTTTTTGCTTCTTCGTATAAACCCTGCTGTACAAGAACGTGTGCGGCTCTTGCTCTTCCAATACGTTCAAAAGTTTCTAAAATTCTTTTAAACATCTTTTAAATCCAATTCCATTGCAATAGATTTTATCTGTGATCTTGCAATACCAATATCACTTAAATCTTTATCGGATAGTGAACTTAATTCTTTTATAGTTTCTTTTTGAAGTTTTCTCAATTTCATTCTTTTTTGTAAATCACGAATAAAATCTACAAATGGGGTAATGTTTAACCATTCTGATGCTGTTAATACTAATTGTGTCATCTAATTCTCCGTTAATTAACATACGGCAAGATAGACATAAACATAACTGCAGCCACAATAGTAAGTGATACTGTAAGAACACTCAAACTCTTAATAATTTCTTCGACACTCATTTTATTCTCCTGTGTATGATATGTGTGAAATGTCAGTGATTCTGACATTAATATTTATTTCGCAAGTGCAGAAAATTGTCATATAATTTTCGCAATTTCGATATGCAATGTGAACATACCTAAGACAAAAAAAGGGCAAGGATTTCTCCCTGCCCTTTCCCCACACTCAGTTCTTTCTATGCGATAATAGATGGCGGTCGAGTGTGTTGTATACCTTCTATTACCTGTATGGACTTTGTGTCGTGTCTTACACTAACACTTCAGTGCCACCAACTGTCTAACTTTCATCCGCAAGACGTTCAAAGTAAGAGATTGAATCATCTTCCTCATCTTCATTATAAGACACAGACTTTGGTTCTGGCGCAGGCGCAGATTTAGTCTGAGTAGGTTCAGTGTAGTATGAAGAATTATCAGAAACAAAATCTGTTTCTACTGAAACAGCAGACTGTTGAAGTCCAAGAACACGATCAAGGCGTTCCTTGAGTTGTTCGTAAGACTTGAACTTCTCTTCACTTACAAACTCTTGCAATGAATATAGTTGGTTATAGATTGTTTCCAATTCCGAATCATCATCTGCAAGCGCTGCCTGTGAATCGAATTCAGACTTGTCATAGTTACCATAACCGTCAACAGTACGATACTTCAGTTTGAAGTTTGCACCATCCCAAAAATCAAATGGGTTGTAACGAGCTTCATCTTCGAAATGAGGATTCATTGCCTCGTTCAACTTGTCAAAGATTTTCTTACCGTATGAGTAAAGAAAAACTTTTCCTTCATTATCTGGGTTTGCAGGATCTTTTACAACATAAATGTTCGAAAGGAACTTAAGTTTACGTTTACGATCACGGGCAAGGTTTTGATTGTCTTGTGAACCAGTATTCCATAGTTCAGTATTAGACTCACAAACAGGACACTGTTTGTTGATTGTAGTAAGACAGTTATCAATCAACCAACCGCCTGGGCCTTTAAAACCATGATTAAATACACGAACCCAAGGAATATCTTCACCATCTACAGGGGGAAGGAAACGAATTACAGCATAACTGTTACCATCCTTACCAATAGTTGGTTTCCAAAATCGATCATCGATATTTGATGTGGTTTGTTGTGGGGATTGGGTTTTTTCTAACTCTTCCGCAAGGCGAGTAAAGTTAGAGCGACCTTTTTTAAGGTTTGCAAAAGACATAATTTTTCTCCTTTATACGTTATATGCGTTTTGTATTTTTACTAATATACTATATTATCCAAAGGTTGTCAACTAGTTTTTTTAATTAATTGACCATAATCTTCATAATAATCATCAATCAATATGTCCCTAAGAACATTAACATAATAATTAACATCTATGTCTAAGAAAGACATATAGTCTTTTACTTTCTTAGTGTATATAGGCCAATAAGTTGTATCGTTTATTTTGACCTTATCTATGAAAGCAAAAATCTTTTCAAAGATAATTAACGTTTCTAATGAAAGTTCTCCACGTTTTTCTAAGAATACAATAAATGGGTAGTCATTGTCAATAGATTTAAATATGGAATTAAACTCTATATTTTCCTCAGACGCCCTTGTAAACAATACATGACAATCATTAGTAAAAGTATACTTTATACTTTGAATTCTTTTCTTCCAATTTTTATATGTATCGTAAGATTCTTTATCTAAAAGATTTCCTGTCCACATAAACTCATTGCGAGAAATTGCAAGATTACCATTTTCTGTCACATTCAAGAATAATGCGAGCAAAAACTCTTCTAAACTTTTTTTATCAAACCTTCTTGAAAGTTCTTCAAAAGTTCTTCTATCTCTCCTACCATAATATGTCTCTTTCTTCGGAGAAACTTTTCCTTTATACTTTATAAAATCATACTCACTATTAAAATGACTTTTCATTGCAAGGTAAATTTTAAACGCCTCAAAGTCATCTATCTTCTTACCAGACATAGTAATCATAGAGGCAATTTTTCCGTAGACTTCTGAACCATGTTCAGTCCTTCAGCCTCGTACTTGATTTTTTCTTTTATGAAAGGACTCAAAAGAGAAACTACATTTTCTATTTCTAAATTATTCTTCTCGCAATAGTATGTGATTGTATCAATATATGAACTGTTTAATTTAGAAACTTGTTTTTCTATCTCATCACTAAATTCTTTTGAACTCTTAAGTTTCAACATTATAATAAATTCTCCTTAGATATGTGTTACAGCGTGTATAATACGCTATAACACACGTTTTGTCAATAGTTTATTCTGATTTCCAGATAGTCCAAAGACCATAAACAATCGCCGCATATGCAGCCCATGTAATTAAACCATCAAAGAGTAGTGCAACAACACCCATCGCAATAAGTGCGCCACCATCCCATGATGTTCTTTCTGTTAATCTATCTTTGATCCAATTTACCATATTACATTCTCCCTATAATACTTGTGATTTCAACTTGTGCCACTGGGTCTAAATTCATAGCACTTACATCTTCCGTTTCGAAAGTAATATCCGCCCTGCAGTCTACCTTAGACCCCTGCTTTGAAAAATAATTGGGCAGAACTTTAAAATAACTGTTTTGTGAATTTATAAAGTCTCTGAAAATAAACTCATTCTCACCAAGTTCCTTACCCACAGACAAAGAAAATCCTACGGTTGGAATCTTATCTATATCCCATCTTAAAATTCTTTGCCATCCAAGTGGAGCGCCTGGGCATAAATCTCCTTTAGTATAAAGTTCCGTACTACGAACAGGAGTATTATCAGAGATTACTTCTGTAATTCTGAATCTCAACTTAGAATCTACTGATGCTTTATAATTAGAATATATTTTTATAGATTGTTCTTGTGCTGTATTGTTTTGATAAATGTGGGTAGAATTGTTTGCGTTACTAATACTTTCACCAATCTCTGGTTCATCAAGTGGAATGATACCACATTGAACTCGATCTAAAGTATTTGTTTTTTCATATTCAAATTTGATAGTAGTAGCGGGGTTTACTCGAAAGATTTTTTCTCTGTAATTGTTAGTAGCAGGCAAAAGAATGTTTCCATCAAATAGTACAATATCACTAGATCGAATGCCAGGCTTTCTTTTAAAACCGCCGACAAACAAATGTCCCGCCCTTGTTCTTGTGTTGTAATCATACATCACTCCCAAATAGTCTGGGACTCCTACATATCTTCTTGCACTACTTTTTAGATATTGAACCATGTTTTTTATTTCCTACAATTGTGCTTTATATTCTGTTATCATTTCTATCAATCCATTGATATGACTATCACGTTTAGAAGTATAAACTTCCGCATCTTTTTGGTCATCAATGGCCGCAATGATTACTAGATTATTTATAGGAATTTTTGTCCTCTCTTCAAACATAACAGCATAACCAGATGCTTGTCTGAAGTAGTTCTCCAGTTTATTTGGATGCATTGACTTTCTTGATGTTTTAAAATCAATAATAGAAAGTTTACCATCAAAATATGCAATACAATCACATTTTCCTGCAATTCCTAGATGTCCAGAATACATTGGCCACTCTTGAACATATACATCATCTAATCTAGTATCAAGAGTTTCTTTCAATGTTAGAAACATCTCTGTATCATTCGGCATGAGTTTACTATAATCTATTTCTATGTTATTTATATAGTCTTCACACAACTGATGCACAGAAGTTCCTCTTCTTGCGGCCTGAGTAGTGATTCTATTAGCTTCTTTTTCGCCTACACGGTTTCTCCACTCCATTATGGACTTCTTAGAAAAATGTGATATGACAGTTGTTATCGAAGGATATTTGTTGCCATCTTCGTCATAGTAATATCTAGTACCAGACTTAAGGGTTTCACTTCTCAGTGAAAATTCAGGCAAATCCAATTGAACATGATTAAACATAAATTACTCCAAAGTTGACTACATTATATCAAATATCCTTCGACATGTCAAGCAGTTTTTACGATATTTCTTCTTGTCTTGTTTTAAGTTCTTCTATCGCTTCGTCAATATTCTGTATTAGAGCATTTTCAATTCCATAATGTCTGTCCATAATGGCTTGCAATACAATTCCCATAAAACTCAAATCATCAACAAGGGCCTTATTACTTAAGTCAAAACCATACTCCTCTGTCATAATGTAAACAAATTCATCAAGGAGTTCATTTGTAGTCCCAATAGATACATCATAATCTTCATCCATACCACCTAAATTAATAAATGACTTTATATCCTCTAAGTTGTTACTTTTAGATTTTACTTTAGCAGAAAAAATATCTTTAGCTTCGATTATGTTTTCCATTTGAGGCCTCCTTTTAGGCAAAACCCAATTCTAATTTATTAATTATATAGGACTTTACCAAAGGACTTCTGACAATATCTTGTTGCATAAACTCAATGAAAGAAAAACGATCCATACTTTTTATGATTTTCATAAAGTCAAGTATTCCATCTTTTTCATCTTTCCATTTAAAGTCTGACTGTCTAAAGTCTCCACAGAAAATTATTTTACAGTTGTCTCCTATTCTAGTTATGACAGAATCCAGTTCATGAAAATTCATGTTCTGGCATTCATCTACAATAATAATACTATCATAAAAGGTCATGCCTCTTATATAAGATGTCGAGTTAAAATTTATGAGGGAAGTTTTTCGTAAACTTTCGTATGCACTGCCATATTCAAATAATTCGTTTACTATGGTTCTATATGGGGTTTCGTATGATTGAAGTTTTTGTTTTTCCGAGCCGGGCAGAAACCCCATATCCCTTGTCGGAACAACACTTCTGATAATTTGTATATCTCTATAACTAGAAGATTTATTCATTAATTCATCTAGTGCAAGGTACAAAGAGATGTATGTCTTTCCTGTCCCTGCAACTCCATGAAGAAACAAATGGTCTTCATAAAAGGCATCAAACACTTCTTCTTGTGCTGGCGTTATTGGTGTAATTTTTTTAAGATGTGTTCGTGTATCTATCCCTATTAATCTACTATTACTGTTTGATTTTGTCTTTCTAGCTTTTCTACTCACTAATGAGACTCCTTTGAAAGTTGGAATCCACGGTGAAAAATTACATATTAAATTTAGACTCTGTTTTTACTGCACCAGGCACTTTGGCCACTCTATCTAAAACATTCTCCTTAAATGATTGTGGAACTTTTTGTCTGCCCATGCGAACAGGATCTCCAATATTTGGAGCACCAGTAAGAAATTGTTGGATTTTTCCTGTGATTTGACAGCTTGGACAAGAGCCATTTAAATGTTCTTCTCTTTCAGCAATACGACACCAAACTTCAAATTCATGATCACAATCTGTACATTTAAAATCATATCTCGGCATAATATTATTACTTCTCCATAATGTGTTCTTGCGTGAATTTATTTTTCACAATAGTATTCCATTGGTTAAGTTTAATTTTACATTTTCTAATCAATAAAGGATCATTTGTGTTATTTCTGACATAAACCCATTTTCGTCCTACTTTAACCACAACAGTCCTTCTTCCAGAACCAATTCGAGGCATTTCATCCTGTAAGTGAACTGAATAAATCTGTTCTTTCACTATAAATTACCTCTATCATTATATATCTCTAACCATCTCTACAATATTGCGTTTCACGCATTTTTAAAAATAGGGGGCGTTGCACCCCCTATCAATTTTACTCTTTAGTTGAAATAAAAGTATACAACTCTTGAGCCTTTTTCATAATGTCTTGAGGGGCAGGCATTTCTGGTTTCAAGTGTTGTGTATGTTGAACCAATTCCTCAACACTTTTATTCCATGTCTCTGCAGTCGCATTCAAAGTTTGCCAATATGTATCCATTGCCATATGGTAACTTTGTTCAGACATATCTTTTGCCATTTTTAAAACTTCTAGTCTAATTTCAAATGGATTTTTATTACTCATCATATTTCTCCTTTTCTGTGTGATGTGTGTAATTAGCAACTTTATAGGAAGTTGCCACCTTTATTATATAGTATGAAAATCAGAATGTAAAGCGAACTCCAACTGATGTATCTTCATATTCAAAATCATGATCTGCACTAATATCACTGTAAAGAGAAAGTGCGGGAGATACTACATATGAAACTCCTAAATTAACACCGTCAAAATTAATTGTATCAGATGCTAAGTTACGATCATATGAAAAATCTGCCCATGGGCGTAGCACCAATCCTT